TTGTAATTTTGCGGTAAATCTAATAACGCAATCCGATAATTCCGTAATTCTGTTTTTTGTGTATCGGTAAGACCTTCCCATAACACCGCGAGTTGGTAAAGGTCCATTTGTAGTAATCGAGAATCACGCTCGCCTCTTAATTCATCCCACTCCATAATATCACCTAATAATCAAACTTCACCCAAAGAATTGCTTGTCCGTTGTTTAAGTCGGTAGCACCGGATTGCCTTTTAACTTGTAAAACATCTCCCGCACTAAATGAAAATGTTAATCCCGTTTCAACAAGCGAATAATTTGTGCCGTTAGTGTTTGTTAAATCACCTTCATTAAAACTAACATCGTTTATATCGCTACCACTTGTTCCACCATTTTTTCTTATTCTAATAACATTTGTGTTTCCGGTGGTAGTGATTGCGGAACCAGCAAATAAGAATGTCGCCGCTACTACTTTACCAGCATAAGGCATAGGAAATGCGTTAGGATATGCAGTAGCACCTGTGGCCGTTGGACTTCTAAAATCAACCGCGCTTGTATCTATCGCCGACCTTTCAAAAAATATAGGGTGTAGTATTTTAGTAGTTAAACCTACTTCGTTTGAACCTCGACCATAAAGAACACTATCGGTTGTAAGAAATCTTCTTCCTGTTCCACCGTATGCAACAGGGCTTAATTCAAGCGTTCCTCTTGCTCGGTATATACCATCTGATACTTGTTGAAAATTCCAATCACCATTTATTGTAGGGCTTTTTACTGTGTGTATTTCTGCCGTTGTATCGGCAGAAGAATTGTAATCGCTATTACCATAAAGCCTTCCATTAACTATCAAGTCATTACAATTTAAGCGCAAATCTGTTTCTAACAAATAGTAATAAGAATTACTTGTTGATTCTTCTATTACCAATTTATGATAATGCGCTTTGAAAAAACCCGAACCATGCGTTGTGCTACCGGTGCATGGTATTGTGGAATTTGCGGTAGGTTCTAATTCAAGAGTAGCATATCCCCAATCAAAAGTGTTAGCACCAATAGTAGCAATTGAACCTTTTATTTTGAAAATTTTATTTAGGTCATCGTAATTTTTACTTCCAGCACTTACTGTAATATCTGTATCTGTAACTGTAAAATTTAACATATTTACTTTTCCGTATTCGTTCATTTTAGATAATGTGTTTATATCTGATGCGGTATATGTATCAAAAGCATTTCTCGTATCAAAGGTTGTAGCGGCAGTAGGCTCAAATTTAACATTAGGATAGACACCATCCATCAAATACATTTTCAAAGTCGCACTACTATTTTTGAAAACAAATGTTGTATTAGACCTATCGGTTTCATCTATAAATACACCTGTTGGTGAAGTATCTAAATTGGTATCATTACTACTGTCTATTTTTACTGTGTATAGTGGTTGGCCTGTTGTCGAGCCATCTGAATTGTATGCGTTACCGGTTGGCGTTCCTGTAAAATCAAAAATTACATTTGAGCCGCAATTAAAAACACCCGCTTTGTTTATTTCAAGACCTACACCATCTGTTAATGTTATTGTTTGAGATGAAAATGTAACAGTCGAGTTGTAATCACTAACAACCGTTATTTTTTGATATGTTTCTGCGCTTAAATTAGTCATATCACAAATGTTAGATACTGAACCTGTAAAAGATACAACATCAGAAGAAGTGGGTAAAGCACCACCGACCCAATTCGCCGCAACGCTCGCATCTGTTGATGTGCCGCCAGCCCATTTAATTGTCGCCATTAGTTATCCCTCAGTCCGTTGGATGCAACGAACCGGATAATTGACTACTTGTTGTTCCACTTATACGGGAAGCCGTTTTCTTCGCCGAGAATGCCGTTCCGCCTTTTTCTTCAATTAAACTCAATGCTTCTTCCGCTTGCTTTTCAAACGAAGCCAATTGTTTGTTAAATCTAATATCTGATACTCCTTGTTCTTTTTCCGGCACAACGGCAGGTATAGTATCAATGAGGACACGAAGACAATCAACACATACGAGAAGTTTGATAGCATTCTCTATGTCTGTTGTCGAAGGCGCATTTGTCGAAGTTACTCCGACATAATTTGCCTGTCGTGTCTTTTTTGTTACCTGTGAATTACGAAGATTAACATACTCAATAACTGTTCCGCTATTGAGTCCTCTCGGTCTGTTAAGGAGATTGCGGATTGTATTTACTGTAATTTGTGTGCTAAAGAGGGTGTCGCCGTCTTCAATTACCAAATCTCCCATTACGAAGCCCATTATGCAAACCTCATGTCGTAGTCCAACGGCACATCAAGAAATGTAGTGTCTGATGAAGGTTTCTCCGTTCTATCCATTACAAAAACAATTTTTGATTCTATGATTCTTTTAGCCATGTCGCTATTAGGAATCCAATATATTGTTTTTCTATCAGTCAAAAGACTAACAGGGTGGTCGGGTCTGCCTTGAGAAGATTTCATTAAGCGAACCAAAAAACCCTTTCCACTAACCCAATGCTTAAGCCGGTGTTCCATATCAGCCTTGTTTGCTGATTCGGGAATTGGTATCTCATTCTTTTTTAGTTGAGATACTAACTTCGCTTTCGTTGGTGCTTTCTTTTGGCTTTTCTTCGACATTCACTTTCACTTCCTTTGCCTTACGGCTCTTTGTCTTTACTTCGGCTACCGCGCAATTGCGGATAACCCATCGTTTAATCTTAAAATCAGATTTAACATTTACCAATACATCGGGTAATTCATCGGGGCATTCGCGCCCCAATTCCTTGCAGATTTCTTTAAGCAAATCCATGTCCTTCACCTCACGCGATAGCGTAAGCGAGAACATATACTACCAAAGCGGGAACATCTGTGCCGCCACCATCAGTAGCAGTTACCTTGAGTGTTCCACCTGCGGCTACTTCGTGTCTTGCGTCATCAATCTCGCCGATTCTAATAATGTCTTTATCGCCACCGGATGCAATAGATACTGCATCACTAATAGCGTTTGACCCGTTGAATACTTGGTATGTATCGCTTGTTGTTCCTGCGCCCTTTAATACTGCGTGTGCATCAACAACACGGATTGCTCTATCAACCGCAACAGACTCACTTTCTGTAGCCCCACCATCTGTTGTAAATACATACAAAAGAGGGATTAGGCCACTTGTGCCGCCTGTGTCGGTTCTCTTAGGCATTACTCCGGTTAGGAGATTTTGCATTTTACGGTTCTGAGGCATCCTCAATCACCCCGATTATGCCCTTACGCCTGTTAGTTTAACAATCCTGTTTGAAGTGCCGCTTGATGCACCGTCTTGATGCTCATGCACTACGCTTCCCATAAAGGAAGTTAGTAGCCAATCGAAGCCAACACCCGGTAGTCGAGTCAATTCAGTTTCCATGAATCCCGGTCCGTTGTATTGGAAGAATTCAGCAGTTTCAGCACCCGGAATTAGTAGTAGTGCATCGTTTCCGAGTGCATTTCCGCTTCCGTAGTCGCGGGTGTAGTAAATTGTTAGGTTAGCAACGCGCCCTAAGTGGGATTGTAGCGACTCAACAACGTTTCCGTATAGTTGAGTGTTCATCATAGTGCTTCTCTTATCGGCTGGTAGGATTAGAGCAAGTGGTTCATCACCGCTAACCTTTGCATTAGCAAAGATAAGGTCCATAGCCTCTAAGATATCCTGTTCCTCGTCTGCGGCGGCTGAACCAAAGGTCGAAGTTGCGGCCTTTGTCTGTCCTGCACCTGCATAGAGTGTGGATAGAATATGGTTGTCTATCTTGTCTGCCCTTGCTTGAATAATTCCGAGTTGTTGTCGGTCAATGTTCTCAAAGGACTCACCGCGTAGTCTTACGGAGTCAAGGAAAGTGCATCGGCCCTGTCCTTTCTCTAACTTAACGGTGTAGTTTTCTGTTCCAATCTTGGTTGGGTCTGTGGTTGCGTTATCATCCAATGGGTAGGAGAATGAACCTGTTGCACCTGTGAACCACTTGAATTCAAGCCATCCTACGGTGCGTGTTCCAACAACATTTGTTCCTACTGCAATAGTAGTGGACTGTAGTTGGATAAAATCTCTTAGTGTTTGCTCAAGGACCGAATCTCCGGTGGAGAAAGGTCCTGCTGCTGCTTCAACATTCAATATATCTTCTAAACTTTGCGCCATTTCATCATCTCCTTATTCAAGCAATCTCCGCACCTGCGGTCATAACGGGGATTAAATCACCGTTAGCAGAAGATGTGGTTTGACCCTCTCCTACATATAGACCAAGTTTCTTTGCGGAAGAACCGCTTGAAGTTGTAGCAAGACCAGCGTTAGTTGCATAAACAGTTGCGCCTGTAGTCCATGTTTGTGAAGCGGTAGCCGCTACCATCAGCATTCCGCCCAATGGGTAGTATGATATTGTAGCACCTGTTGTTTCGTAATCAAGATTTGCATCTCGGCTGGATTCGCCAGCAGATACACCAATACAAACCTCGCTAACCGCAGTTAGGTCAAGTGTGTTATTAGTGCTGTCGTTAGTCAAAAGGTAGCCAGCACCGCTAACAGTGGTGGATGCCTTCAATGTTGCATTTCGTGGGTCTGCGCCTTCTCCGTAAGCCATTTCAAATCATCTCCTTTATTTCTGAGTATTTTCCTGCTCGCATATTATCTTTTTCGTTGCGGGCGAGAGTGTTGTTCCATGCAGAAGCCCATGCGTTCCATGCCTTCTCATAGATTTCTTCATCGGACTCAATTAGTGTTCCGTTTAGGTAATTTGCTATTACCGACTTAGGGGCTGGTTTTGATGCTTCCACTACTGTTTCAGAAGCAACGGCTTCCTCAACAGGTTTCATCTCAACAGGTTCGGGGGTAGGGTGTGCCTCAGCCCACGAAGCAATCAAGCCTCTTAGCGTTTCAGTCGAAAGGTCATCGTGGCCCTTCATACCCATTTCGCTTGCCTCAGTTACGAGAACCTGTCGGTCATCTTCCGCTCTTGCGTCATCTGCGGCCTCAAATTCGGCAACGCGACTGTTAGCAAGAACGACTTGAGCCTTCAAGTCTTCGATTTGAGAAGCGAGGGCTTCCATTTCGTTTGTATCTTCAATAGTTTCATCGGTCATGTCTTTCACCAATTGTTGATTTGCCTCAGATGCAGGGTGATATTTAATAGTTGTCTGTGCTTCGACTCTTTTTACGCTTTCTATGTTTGCATCTTCATAGGCTGGCTTATGCACAATAGCCAAATGGTCAAAGGTAAAATCTTTTCCAAAGACTAAACCATCATCGTCTGCCTTTACAGGTACACCCGACCCACCAATACTTACACCATACCCTGCTCTTAACCAAAGACCAGATTCTAATGCTTCAAATAATTCTGTTCTTACAACATGGGCGGCGTATCTAACAACGTAGCCTTCTTCTCTTTCTTCAAAGGTTGCTTCTGTAATATATCCTACAACGGCTTCATCTATGTCGCCTTTCATATTGCGCGTAAAGCCACCGCCAGCCGTAGCCTTCGGGTGGTTAAGTGTTAAATCGGAATTAACCATTTGCTCGGCAACAAATTGTGCGCCCTCTTTTGTTAAGGACCAATTGTTTTTATTCATGCCTTCGTGGAATGCTATTCCTCTAATTTCAATAACGGTTTTTCCTGTGGTGGCCTCAAGTATTGCTTCGGCCTCTCCAATTTCTAATTCAAGAGTTACTGCGACCTTTCGGCATTCGCCGTCAATCAATTCTTCGCCGATACCGCAGGTTTGGGAAGCATACTCATCTTTCTTTTTCTTGTAGCCTTCAACCTTAAATTCATGTCCTTCGTGTGCGGCCATACATTCGTCTTCCGAATATCCCATAGCCATACATCGGCTCATGTAATCTTCATGTGATTCGTCATCTTTTGGAGTTGGTTCTGCCGCCTCTTTGCTTTCCATTTTACAAGTCTTATGGTCTGCACAGTAGGTTTGAGATGTGCAAGAAGCGCATACATCATACCCTGCTTCCGCTTTTTGTTTAATAGGAATACAGTTAGGCACACGGCGACCATTTTTTGTTTTCATGCCGTATTGCTCGTAGCCTTCTGTGCATGGGTCATCAGCGTCTTTGGCTTCAACAGATTCGTCTTCATTACAACCGCAACCGCAAGGGCTACCGTCTTCTGCTTCGACCTTTTTATCACCGCGCCATTGTCTGCAAGACCAATAACGAGCCTTCCATTTTGGGCCGGGAGAATCACAGTTATGTCGTGAGCGGAAAGATTTTCTTCTAGCGGGGTCATCTCTTTTGATTTCCATGTTAGGGTCGCCAAATCTTACAAGAACGACATTACCTTTTTCATTTTTAGTATAGACACCGAATTTTTTATTCGCGCCTTTTGTTCTGAATGGTTTATTTAGAGTTACCGAGCGACCTTGATATTCTGCCGCTTCAACATCTATTTCTTCCCAATTTTCATAGGCGATTACTTCTCCGCCGCAACCGCAACCACAAGACATTGGCTTTCGCTTAAAAATAGTGATTTATTAAACTTCTATTGCATACCAATCAACGGCTCTTGTATAATCACCGTGTATTTCAAAAGTAGCGAATATATCATACTTACCACTAACTAATCCTTGCATAGTTAGATTTACATAATCCCAATCTTGATAATAAGTTTCATAGGTTAATCCATCTTGAAGTCCGGTCCAATTGCCGGTTTCGTTTTCATAGATAGTCCAAATGACTGTAAGGTTGTGTGGTTCGTTATCGCAGATAAGGTCTGCATCCCAATGGAAAGTAATTGTAGTGTTGTTGTATTCAAAGTAAGCGTCATACATTTCAGGGTCGCATGGTTGCCCTTCTCTAAACTCGCAAGAACCATCGTCATAATCTGCGTATGGGTCATAGTTTGTTGCATCGGGGTCTGTGCAACCGCCTGTTTCTTCGGGTTCTTCCTCGTATTCACAAGACCCATCATCTTCTATAGCCTGTTCATTGTAATTTAAGGCTTCATCATCTGTGCATCCTTTAATCACTTCGCCATCCGGCTCATCATCGGATTCGGGTTCGTCCGAACCATCTCGACAATTTTTGTAACCGTCATTTACAAGAGAGGCTTGGATAACCGAGCCATCTCCACAGGTAAAGTCATCTCCCATTTCCCAATCATCGTCAGTAACCCATTCATCATCACCTTGTCCGTAAGGTGTAAAATCAAGAATACCAACCGCTTCAAGTCCGGGCATTAGAAGGGCGACAATAGATGCAAGAGTAATCATAAGTGAGCGTATTTCTTGCGCTCTCTCATTTACGGTTTCAATAATTGATTCGACTTCTGATTCAGACAACCCATTCACCTCTTACCACCGAAATACTTAACGGCATGGCCTTCTTTAACAAGTTGTGCATTTACATTAGTCGAGCCTACCGTCAATTCTCCTAAGCACCTACCAAACTTACCTACGCCGTGTGATTTTAAGATTACTGTTTTATCGGCTACTAATTGCTCAAGCCTTTCTTTAGCCGCAAGTCCTCGTATCTTTTCTTCTTTATCGCGTGTGCGAGATTCGGGAGCGTTTATCCCATGTAGCCGCACACGGACATTGTAATGAACCTTGAATCCTAAATCAATTCGCACATCCACTGTGTCGCCATCAACGACTCGTAAGATTTCTGCTTGGTATTCCCACATTAAACAATCACCCCAAAGAAGCGAAGAACGGACACCCAAAGAGGGTGGCCGTCAAATCGCACTTACTCACCATCCTTTAGAGAGTAAGAATTTTTCCAAAAAGTATGCGATGAATCCAACGATAGTAAGAAATAAGAAGTGTTCATACATTTCACGCATCCACACCGTCTGTAAAACCATCTTGAGTTTTAAGGTGTGTATAACATTGTCTTAGAAGGTTAGTTTGGTCTGCTTCATCCGTTACATCAAGAGAAAATTGGTAATTAAACCCACTTACGGGTGTTTTACCTGCGGTATATTTTGACGCATCCACATAAACTAAACCATTATAGGTTATTGTAAAAGTTTTGCTACCATCTTCTGCTACTTCTTTATCCATTCTAAACTCTCGTATTACTGCGTGTGCAGTATTAAACGATACACCAATTCCGGTATCAAGACTAATTGTAAGAGCCATAATCACTCACCCTTCTTTGCGCCCTTCTTACCGTTAGTAATTTGGTATGCTTCCATGTCGAGGCTGTGTTGCTTCTGCATCTTTTCCATTTCTAAGTCGTGCTTTAGTTTGTGTTCTTCAAGCATTCTTGTGTGACTCTTTTCAGCATCGGCGGCGGCAACATCAGAAGATAGTTGGTCCGGCAATACATTTATTTTTGCGGTTTCTTTGCCCTTGAATAAATCAAGGACTGATGTAATAATAAGAAGCGCAGGACCACCAAGTAGCCCGATAACTGTTAATTGACTGTCGGATATTTCTCTTTGCTCAACAATACTAAAGTAGGATGCGGTGGCGGCAATAACTACCCACGCCATGACTACGCCCATACCGAAAGTTAGCATTAAAGCCTCGTTAGGGTTTCCCATTTTCATTCGACTCATGCGCCTCCAAGCCTTGAGTTGATTTATCAAGGTTTCAATTATCATTACCAAAATAACACCACAAACAAAAGGAATTAAAGGTAATAATACATCATTCGATAACATCAGAAGGTCCTTGTTGTGAATTTTCTCTTGGTAATTCACCTGTGCCTACTGATGATTCTTTTCTCTCATCTCCACTTCGCCCTGCGCTCGGTAGGTTAAGAATTTCTAAGGATTGATTTAATGTGAGAATGCCGGACTGATACCCTAACGATACTCTTTGCATTGTGTTGAGCGGTGTTTCGGTGTCCATAGCGTCAAAGATAATTGAGGGTAGGTCCTGCTTGCGGTGTTCAACGCCTAACAATTCAAGGTGTAGTGAAAAGAGATTCATAACTGCATCTGAAAGTATGCGGTGCATACGGGATATAGCACCAACCGCCCATAGGTTCGCGTTGTATGTAGCGGCAAAGGTTGAACCGCGCTCTTGACCTGCGGCCACTCTCGGCACTTGAAGAACGGCGGCAATATCACCATTTACTGCATCGAGAAATTCATTACTGTTAGGTATTGTGTTTTCCAAATTAACGTGGTGTAATTCAACATAATGCGGCAACACAGGTATTTGGTCGCCACGCAGACCTTCAAACAATGAGATAACTTCATCCATAATATGAACGAGTCTTTCTTGTTGCTCGGCAGGGTCTTGTATATGCTCGATAGCAGACTTGTCTATTGTTACATACTGCTTAGTCATAGCGTCTTCAAGAGATAGCCTGTTATTCATCGTGTTATACTTCATGCGTATTGCTTGCTTTAGAGAAGTAAATCGGGATGCACCCCATATACCATAGGTTTTACGGCCTTTGTTATCAACAAACCAATTACTTCGACAATCAATTCGTATGTGCATGATTTCGTTTGCTGGAAATTCTGCTTCGGTCATTTTTGTTTCGCGTAGCATATAGGTCACGGCTCTTGTTATCGGCGTATCTTCATCGGCCACGAAGTAAGAACCAAGCCCGCCGCGCTCATCAACGATTGTGATTTGCTTTACGGGTAGGCTTTGTAGGTTTGTGATACCGACACCGGCTCGCCCTACAATTTTATTTATGTCGTTCCCATATACCATGAGGCCACGCATAGCATTGATTAGGAAATCGTCAAAGTCTAATTCGCTTTCTTCGACTAATTCTCTAATTGCATTTCGGATGCGACCGTTTTTACCGCGTGAATAATTGATTTCGTAATTGTTTGCAGTTAGTGATACTGCACGAACCGCACCGTTCAATTCGGGGTCTAACTTTAACATCGAATCATACAAGTCAAACTCGTTATCAAAATTACTATCGGTTCTTATTTTCTCAGTATCACGGACAATATCGGGTATTCCCGCCGCCACCGAAAATGATTTGTTGGTTGGTATTCTCTTTGTTTGCGCTACCACCGGCTCTTTCTTTCGGAAAGACCGGAAGAAGGGGAAACGCCTTCGCTCATCAGCCATATTTACAAGGTATGTTGCCTATCGTATAAACATTGGTTTTATTTTTTTTATGTTTTTGCGACTTTTAGAAAGAATTAAACGCTTTACTGCGGATTTATTGGTTATTTATTTTATTTCTTCAAAGGCAGTTATAGGGGGTAAGGGGAATCATCTATCTCTTTGAAGAAAAAAAAGAATAACGGTAATCGTTTTACTGCGAGCCGTTTATTTTTTTTGTAGGGTATTAAATCATTAAAATAAATTGTAATATAACCTAACCTTTAATAAATACCCGAACATCGTTAGTTTCATGGGGAAACGCTATCACGGTGGAGAAGACCTTATCGCCCAACACATAAACAAAGGATTCGCAAATGATAAAGAATTTGCAGTATTTCTGAACGAATTAGAACCAAGACGTTCTATTGACTCTTGGCGTATCAAAGTCGGTAGGTATCGTAAGGCTAATCCTTACAAACAACCAACCGAAGAAACAATACACACATACTATGACGAAGGTAAAGACTGTTATTTGACTTTCTTATCGCATATTGATAACATATTAGTCATTAGTGGTGAAAACCATAGGAATATGCGCCGCTCCTATTCTAATGAAGGTGGCGGTTTAACCATTGATGAAATGTGCGTTGAATATGAAATGGATAGCATTACAATGTCTGCCTATATACGCGCATACAATTGGAAGCACACTATGAATCCTTTGACCGATGAAGAAATCACTTTGAAAGAAACATCAAGACTTGTTCAAGACTACCTAACAATCAAGCGACAAGAAGTAGTCCTAAAGGCACAGAAGCAATTGAAAAAGGACTTAGAGGCTGATGCAACGGCATGGAGAGAGTTTAAGCATACTATCTATGACGATTTCCAAACCATTGTGCCGAAAATTAAATCAACGGGTAAAAAACTTAAGACTAAGGCGGCACACGAATATGCTCTTGTATTATCTCCCACCGACCTTCACTTTGGAAAATACGGCTGGAAGGATGAAGTCGGAGAAGAATACGATATGGATATTGCTAAAGAGCGACTTATAGAAAGCACCGAAGCACTACTAACTCGATTACCACATCTGCCGCAAAAGATAATCCTAACTGCTGGTAGCGATTGGTTCCATGTTGATAACGATAATAGCACTACAACCAAAGGCACACCACAAGATACCGATGCGACACCTGCTGAAATCTTGATGAAGGGTTGCTCTTTGGCTCGCCAGCATATTGATATGCTAAGAAAGGTAGCACCTGTTGATGTAGTCCTCATGGCTGGTAATCACGACAGGCATACTTCTCTTATGCTTATGATGTATCTTGAAGCGGCATACGAACAATGCGAAGATGTATCAGTAGTAATCAGCCCTCAATCACGACAATATGTGCAGTATGGCGACAACCTGCTCGGTTTTACTCACGGTGATAAGATTCGACTAAACACACTACCTGCTATTATGTCTAACGAAAAAAGAGAGGCATGGGGTGAATGCCGTAATCATGTATGGTTTCACGGACATTTACATCATTTGAAGATTGCCGACACAAACGGTGCTACCGTAATTCAATTACCGAGTCTTAGTGGCCATGATAGATACCACGCTCGCGCAGGTTATGTTATGGAGCGTAAAGGTCTGTGCGGTCACATGATAGACAAGACTCTCGGTGTAGTGGGTAACTTCTTCATACCGGTGGTAAAGGATGAGTAATACTAATTTTTCTATGGAAAGAAGTAGGAAAGATATTGCCTATTTCTATAAATGGCTCGGCTACACATGGGGTAAGCACATCGGAGAATGGATGGACCTATATTCAGATAGAAAAGGCGCATCCGTTCATCGTGTCTGTATTATTGCACCACGCGACCATTCCAAATCAACAACCCTTCGTGTTAAATTATTGCACCAATGCCTCTATGAGAAGAAGGGTGATGGTTCACCCTTTACCTGTTGGCTCATCTCAGCGAGTAAAGATACTGCCGCTCAAAGGCTTGAGGAAATACGAGCCGACCTAAAGAAGCACCCACAGTTAAGAAAATACATTAGCCCCTCCAAAGGCAACAAATTAGAATTGCATTTTACCAACGGTGCATGGATTCGTGCTACATCTGTTGGTTCTGCGATTCGTGGGGCGCATCCTGCCTGTGTAGCATTTGACGATGTGTTGGTTGATTCAGACGATACCAACCCTAAGGCCCTGCAATCATGGTATAAGAAAGCAATTATCCCTATGTTAAGCCCCGATTCGTGGTTTTACTGCGTGGGAACACCAATGAGTATGGTTGATTTATACCACACGGAAATGTTAGAAAACCCCGTTTGGAAATCAGCCGTGTATTCCGCTATCACTAACTATGACGAATGGCGAGCAAGTGATGGTGAAATAAAACCCGAAGTGCTTTGGGAAGAATATCGAAGTGCGGCTTATCTCCTTGAGCAACGAGAAGGTATGGGTGAATTGGCTTTTGTGCAGGAGTATTTGTGCAGGGTTATTGATGACGAAGCCGCAGTATATCCGAGAGAGTTAGTTAGAAAACATCTTAACATGGATGATATATTTCAAACAGAAAAAGATGATAACTGCAAGTATAGTATTGGGTTTGACCCCGCACATGGTTTAGGAAAGGACTTTTCAGTTATGATTGTCCTTAAGCAAGACCAAGAGGGCTTTATCCACTTTGTAAATATGTGGCGACGTAATGATTTTCCACCGGACAGACAGGCAGACATGATTATTGAATGGAATAAGAGATATGGTTATCCTGCCTTTGCATCCGAAGATGTGGGATTCCAGCAGTTATACAAGAGTCTTATTGAACAGAAAAATGCAAATGTGGATTATCGAGGTAGCAAAGTTAGCAACCGCACACTAAAGCAGGGAATACTCAATAGACTTCGTGTTTGGTTTGAGCGCGAGTTAATTATATTCCCATACGGCGACCATAACACACGAATGCAAGTGAACACCCTCTTTGACGAATTAGAAACACACGCATGGAAAAACGGTCTTATTGAAGACTTAGGAAAACATAACGATTGTGTAATGGCGTTTGCACACGCAATAGACCAATTTACTGCTAAGGGATTTGAAATGCCCGTTATTATGAAAAAGGCAGAAGCCGGAGAATGGCTCGGTGGTAGTGGTTCTAAAGTAAATCGGGGAGCAAAAGGTATAGGCGGAAAGGTGATTAAGAGATGAGAACGAAATTTGGGCCGAAGACAAGAAAAGAGTTAGCAAACGAAGCAATAATGAGATTGTTTAACGAAGGCTACTTTGAAGAATGGCGTATAGCGCGTGAAATTTCTGAGGAAATCAGTAAAAACATTCCGAAGTATTGGGGCAAATTCCGACCCGAAGCAGTTAGATTCGCACTACTGCGAAATAAACTACCACTTGAAACACGAAGTAAAGACCAAAGACTTCAATGGCGAGCCAACGAGGGGAATGAGGGAGTCGGCTCAAACACTGATGACCCAAAGTGATTATTAAAAATTTTGTAAAAAATTTCGCGTGGGGGTAGCCAACATACGTCGTCGTGCCGCTCTAATATTTGGCGGCTGATATGCCGTTGCCTAAGAGGCGGGGGCTTCTTGTGGTGCTTTGCATCCTGTGAGGGGGTTTCGTGCGCTACGTTTGACGCTACGATATCAGAAACAGCAAAGGCGACCGCTACCACTGCTCACCAAATCAAGGTCGAATCAGAATGGTGGGTGGCCGCAGGTTCTAACCTACGACCACCCGAATTTCTGCAATCAGTAATCGGTCAAATTGCTGATTGCATCAAGCAGGTTAGAACCCGCTTGAGCCTTTTCGTTTCCTGCATCTAATTGATGACGAATGATGTTGACCATTAAGGCGACTGAATCGAGGCTGGTTGATTCAATGCCGCGAGCCAATCCATCAATATCATGGACAGCAACCCATCCGAGCATATAGCACATACCGGCGGGGGTCTGAATTGGTATGACCCTACGCTGAATTGACGCTGGTAGGTGAACCGTCTTTGGGATTCCCTTTCTCCTTCCCTTGTGGTCTATCGTGTATGCTTCGGGGTCTGCTTCGTATCCTACTCGCTGATTTTCACCTTGACCATATCGACCGTATGCAGGGTATCCGAGCATTCGGTTGAATGTGGTTGATATTCTCGGCGACCCGTCATTCATCTCACAATTGACTAAGCGGTTTGATTCGATACCTTCCTCAACCACTTGATAACCTGCCTCCTTTGTCCTGTGAATCATCTTGATTGAAGGCAGTTTCAGAACCGAACCCCAACCGCCGACAGGCTGAGAATTAGACCTTGCTGAACCTGCAAGCCTCCAATCCCAAAGCACAGCACCGCCGCAAGTTGGACACTTGCAGTTTTTCTTCGCTTCTTGTGTATCATAGACCACCACGTCGCCTTCATCACCATACAGTGTCGAAGGTGGATGAATCACGTCTCTTGATGCTCGGTTGTAGTCTTCCGAACCTCTCTCAATAGGTGGATTCAATTCAATGGATGCACCCATTCCGACACCCCTTACGAATGATTGAACACCGGAGGCGGTAGCACATAGGTGGTGAATACAGCGTAGCCGGTATTCGTGCCTCATTTGCTGACCTGTTCCGTGTGATTCGCCTTTCGTGGTAACGGTTGTTGTGTCGTACATTCCCGCCGCATTACTTCGGCGCTCGATTGCTGTCCTTGTAGTTCTAACAATCTTCAACGGTGCATCAAGGGTTTGATACAGTGCGTCAAGTGTCTTTGATGACTTGACGAATCGAGCCGCTTCATTCCATCGGTCGTCTGAGTCTGATGAATCCCAATGATGGATTTTTACAACCTCACCGACCCTATCACCGAATACACCATTCGCCGCCCACTTGTTAGCCGTCTTAACGTCAATCGGCTTACCCCATATTGGGATTAGATTAACGCGGTCTTTGGCGTTCTGAACAATGGCCTCAACCGTGCTCTTCTTTGTGGTGGTTTTGGGGTGGTTCCTGAGTAAGGTTTGACCTAACTCCTTGACCTTGATGGCTGGTAGAGCCATTAAGGATTTGACGAAGGTAGGCAGCAAGGCCCCCAACACCACAACAGCAGACGGCGCGTTAAGCGCGTCTGCTGCAATCGTTCTTATTGCTTCATTTTCTCCTATGTCTTCCGACATGGCCCGCCGTTCCTATAGTAGTATATGAATCGGGCAGTTTAGTTACATAAGCCCCGTTTCCGAATTTCCGGCTCGCAGTGCATCGTTTATACCCCTTGAGTCGTTACATAATCGCAATTTTTCTGAACGGACTTTTTGCACAACGCGAGGCCATTTTTCGGTCCGTTGCTTATATACTCCCTTAGTTACATAATTTTTCAACCTTGAAATTTGAGCCAGTTTCGCAGGTTTCTGATGTTACATAATATTGGTTTCTTAAAAAAGAGCGAAGTTACATAATAGCGGAGTTACAAAAAAGGACAAAGTTACATAACTTGGTTGGGGGGCAGGAATGAAGCGGCCCTACCCCCCATTAAGTTACATAATCAGTCATTCTGAATCTTTAGGTCTTCGTTGGTTTGGTGTGAGCCTGTGATTTCATCGCCAGCATATAGGTGCGTGGTTGGAATCTCGTATTCACCCGTTAATTGATGTAATGGGTGATGATGGATATTGAATCCGTTGATTGCATCTCCCATGTCTGCGACTTCTTCATCTGATAATCTGATAGTTACATAACTCGTCCTTGACTTGCCGGAGTGGTGATGATATGTTTCAACCCATGATTCCATGAAGTGCTTGCCGTCATCTCGCAATACGAGCCGCCATGATGACGTCTTCGTATCGTTTGCATCCACCTCCTTTCGGTATCTCTCACCATCCTTTGACGCATCCGCGCCCCTTGTAGTGATGCGGAACGTCATTCAATACACCTCACAATTCATGTTCACATCTTCTGATATGTGGGCCGTGATTACCGCCTCAATATCGGGGTCATCTCGTAGGTCTGTGGACCATGATGACTCCGGTTGAGTCTTTCGCATATTAGGGCCAATCAACTTCACGATGATTAGCGCATTAACAAGCGATTGCTTTCGTTGTTCTTGCTTCGTTTTCTCCCTGTCTTCCGACATATTATGAGCGAACAAGCCTCCACTTAAGAACCGGCGTGTTACATAATATGTTACATAATTTCTATGATTTAGCGAAGTTACATAATTTTTTAGTGGAATCAAGAATGTTACATAATATTTTGCGAGTCCGGCCCGCTTCTGAGAGGAAGTCATAGTATATAGTATGCACGATTGAGCAATCTCGATTTAGAGTTACATAATGCGCCAAAATAAAGTTACATAATTTCGGGGTGTTTTTCGGAGTTTAGGTCGCCCTAAATACCACATGAAAACGCTATACTGCGAGCCTGTTCACCACAATTGAGCCGATTTTCGGATTTCGATTATGTAACTAATGAAACCCATCATCGTTTTACCCCCTAATCGAGAGACAGCCATTTCGTTAGTTACATAATAGCCAAAAACCCCAAAAAAAGGACCTAAAACCCCAATAGTATTATGTAACTTTTTTTTCGGGCATTATGTAACTCATTGTAACACCTTATGTAACTCCAATCTGATATTATGTAACACCAATCAAAAATTATGTAACCATATTGTGTATCTCAAAAAATTATGTAACCATATTATGTAACAAAAAAAATCCGCGCGTGTGCTTGTGTAGGTAGCGTTACATAATAAAAGTTACATAAGAAAAAAGTTACATAAGAAAAGTTACATAATAAGGCGGATAAAATTAGTTACATAAAAAAACGTTACATAAATTACGATTATAGTTACATTTAGTTACATAAAAAAAGGGGGCAGAAAAAAAGAAGGTTACATAATTTTTTAAATCACAAAAGAAAGTTACATAAACTTTTGAATTAAACTAAAGTTACATAAAAGAGTTACATAAAAGGAGAATGGGAAATCGCCGACCTTAAATATAAAAAAAATAACGCTTGTTTATGTGCCGAAGTCGTTGGTGTAGGTTATGTGGTGATGCTGAAAAAATGGGGCCTCATGCTGGAAAAATAACCCCCGAAATAATCCGAAGGTTCAACCGAAAATTCAACCCAATGGTTGAGGATGAAAACGGGGAAAAAATACGCAAGCCCTACCGATGCCCGCGAAGCGGCTCAAGATACACCCTCGCTGATTGCTTCTGTGATGAGCGGAGATACCAATGGAAATGTTCGGTCAATGATAATCCGATGCCCTACCGCATCAGTAACGTCGAGTTACGAGAGCGAATAGCCCACCGAAACCAACCAGCACAAGAGCCGGAAACCGAAGCCGGAAGCAAAACCATTCGCCGAAGCAGATTTAGGCGCTGTAAATTTTCTCTCCCGCCTCATGAGCGACCGCGTGAGGATTGAAAATAATTTTTTGACCTTATTTTTTTTTGGACCAGCACAGCAGATAAGTTACATAATTCGTATCTTGATTCTGTGTAAAAAAAAGAGAAAAAAAGTTACATAATAATGTTACATAAAAGGAGAATCGCACTAAGATAGTATTATATACTATGAAAAAGATGGTATATTATGGACAGACACACACACACCCGCGAACAACACAGGAGAAAAAACAATGCCTCAGAATAAAAAGATAAAGATAAGATATTTCACCTGCCGCCGATGCTCTAAAGAATTTGAACAGAATCTCAAGGGTCGCTCTCGCGTCATGTGTGAGCCATGCAAAAAATTACCCGCCGAAAATCCTCGACACGGTATCAAGAGAAAAAAAGGTCAGCACATGGGCGGACGCGGTAAAGTCAAACTCCGTGCCTGTGGTTGTCCTTCTCGCAAGCACCGCCCATCATGTCCGAAGTCAAGGTCATTCACCCCACCAAAAGAAGACGACACCAACGAGCGCATAGCGTGGGTCAATAAAAATAGGGCCGAGAAAAGAGAGGCCGCACGACTCAGACAGGCGGCAAAAATTGCCGCGCAGATGCGCGACTACACGCGCACGATGCAACCAACAAACGGCATTGATATTGCCGTCTATCTTTCCTGCTCATCATGTAATGCCCGCGCACCTGTGCGCGACTTCGTGATGTGGAACGCCGCCGAGAAAGTCGGCATCTGTAAAAACTGCAAGGAGAAAAAATAATGACTAAAAAATTATCAACCGAAAAAATGTGGGCGCGATTTGAGCGCAGATTGAAGGAGATGTTTGAGTAAATCTCCCCCCTATTTTTTTTTGCGATAAAAATATAAAGTTACATAATTTTTATCTTGGTAGCACAGGTAAGTTACATAATAAAAAAGAAGTTACATAATAAAAAAGAAGTTACATAATAACTCACGATAAAAAAAGTTAAATACTATGACTATATACTTCATATTGAGGATTATGAATAGAATTACATCAAGAGTAAGAACGATAGCAAAAAACCAATACATCATTAGTGAGGGTGCGCGGAAAATTTTTCAGTCGTACGAGTCCATAGTAGCCGTGAGAGATTACGGCGAAATCGGGCCTAAAGGTGGAAACCAAATAACTTTGTTTGAACCATATTGGAATATGTATAGCGCAACGACAAATAAATACCTGTTAAGATTTTTGGGCGAAATGAGCATCAAAGATGTTCGGGCTAAAGTCGCATCGGGCGAATACATAGTCATTGAGTGAAACAGAAAAAATCAACCGTTAAAAAAAAAGGGGGTGAAAAAAGAATGGATTTGAAAATTGGAATGAAGGTCAGATTTGGGAGAGCCAATGGTCAAAAGACCGTAGGTGAAGTTATCAAAGTGAACCAAAAATCAGTCAAGGTGAAGACGCATGAGGCGAGAGGCATAAATGGCCGTAGCGCAAGCGGCGAAGTATGGAGAGTCGCAAAGCATCCGAGCATTCTTGAAATCGTTGAGTGAAAAAAAACAACGACTGAAAAAATAGATTCTGAAATACGTAAGCCGACTCGTTCCCTTCGGGGAGCGGGTCGGTGATTTTTTTTGCGGAAAAAAAGATGTTACATAATAACTCACGATAAAAAACCTTAAATACTATTAGTTATTAGTATATATTATGGGAGAACTAAAAAATCTCCCTACCAACCTATTGAGCCTTTGAAGTCAAGGGCGATGATAGCGGTTGAGTGTTTGAAAAAAAAAGAGGTGAAAAATTTGGATTATTTTAGACAAAGAATCGGTAAGACGATTCCTGCTCATCTATTGATGGGGCAGGAAGCCGTTGGCCGAACAAATGAAGAAGTAATGAAGAACGCAGGTTTGGACTTCACCGTTGAGAAGCGGCGAATCCCACACCCAGACACAGGGGAATTGCTACCCGAAAGGTATAGCGTAAATTTCCGGTCCGACACAGGGCAACCGTTAGGTGCGGTTGGTAAAAATTATACCAACCTCCAACCAACAGAAATGTTTTCGGTTGCCGATGGATTAGTCGGCGCAGGTCAAGCGGAGTGGGAGAGAGTCGGGCAGACTGATGGCGGCGCGAGAATTTTTGCGCAGTTAGCACTGCCCGAACATATCACCATTGGTGATAACGACGTCTCCAACGCTAAAATCTATCTGTCGAATGCCTATGATGGCTCACAAGCCTTTAGAGTCCTTCCGACTCTTAACCGTCTGTTTTGCAGAAATCAGACGAGCGCGGTCCTTCATAACATGAGGGAAATGGGCATCAAACCATCTGATTTGGTTATTCGTCATTCGTCAAGAATGCACGACAAAATCAAGCACCTTAGCAGGGCTTTGAAATTGACCAACACCCTAAATAAAAAATGGGCCGAGCAAGCCAACGGTTTGCTTGAGGTCCACATGGATATGGCGGATAGAATAGAATTCTATATCGACACAGGTTATCTCGGTAAGGCTGATGCGGAACGCACTAAAAAAGATACGACTAATATTTATGGTCTATCTGCACAGGGCAACCGCAAACTTGACGAATTGCTTGAGTTAGAAACTGCACCAACGAACACCACAGGCGGAATGGCTGATACTGCGTGGGCGGCGTATAATACGCTGACCGAACACGTAACGCATCATTCATTCCAAAAGGCTAACGCCGTCTTTGGTTCCGAAGGAAGTATCAAACAAAAAACCGCAGAAAACGCGGTCTTTGGTGTTGGTGATAAGATGATGACTAAGGCTTGGGGCAGACTCGTTGATGCACACCTATAATCTTCATTAAACGACCGTGTATCTCACAGGTCGTAAAAATATAACCCCAATAAAAAACGGGGTATGCTTTGAGAATCAGCCAATCGTGAGCAATCGCAGACTCGCCCACCCTGCCTTCGGGTAATTTGGGCTTGAGTTGCGGCTACGAATAAATGATACTCCGCTTTCGGGGGAAGCGTAAAATCCCCCGCCCTCTTTTTTTCAAACACTATTTTTTTATTATCACATTCACAAAAGGAGAAAAAATAATGACTAAAAATAAAAAATACAAAAAAGAATGGACAGAATACTACCAATACCTTGAGGATTTGAGGGCATCCGGCGACACTAATATGTACGGCGCAGCACCTTATCTTCAAAGGGATTTCGGCCTTAAAAAAGGCGAGGCGCGCGATGTGCTGTCTTCATGGATGGAGAATTACGCTCGTTTGGTATATCATGGGATAATAAATAGGAAGTAAAAAAAACGGAGAGTAAAAATTATGAATCAGACTAATATATTTTACACGGACATGACTAAAAAAACAGACCCTATGAGTTGTAAGATACACCACCCAAAAATAAGCGGTGAAAATTATTGCCGGATATGCAAAAGAAGCAGGAGTGAGGAAGAATAAAACTCACGATAAAAAAGACTATATACTATCAACAGGAGGATTAAACATGGCTAAGACCTACAAGAAAGAAGACCTACCTGCGACTGACCTAAACGAATGGGGCTACCCTAACGATGACTATATGCACATCGGCAACGGCCTATTCAAAAAGAGGGGTGATTGATTGTCCACCCGATGTAATGTTATCGTTGAAAATAATAGCGGTTATAGAATATTCATGTATCGTCATTGTGATGGCTACCCCGAATCCGTATTACCTGCGCTTGAGCCTATCATTAGCGAAATAAAACAATTCGACACTCGCAAAGGAGATGTATTCGCGGCTTATGTTGCAGAAAAAATAGAGAGTATAGAAGAAACCTATTTCATTATGGGTAATCGGTTTCAAAAAACATACAAACCATTTCAATATACAACAGATATTCACGGCGACATTGAATGGTTATACACATTGAATGTTCATACCGGAGAATTAGAATACGAAAAGGTGGCGTGAAAAAAATGGAGAGTATAATTTGTAAAAAATGTGGAGAAGACCTAACGGATATTGCGGAAGAAGAAAAAAACGCAGAATTGATAATGATTGTTTGTTCTTGCGGGCATAGAATCAAAGGACCGAAATACCCTACCTTCAAGAGATTCCGACCATACAAGGCAGAATTAAATGCCGATGAAATAAAAATGGTTTTGGCTTTGAGCCGCGTAGTGCCTAAAGATGTATCAGAATTTATGGGTTTAGAATTTGGGAGTAAATACGGCGATTTCATTAGAAAATTATCGAGAGGATATAGGGGTTACGATTAAAAAAATAAGGAGTGAAAAATATGAGAATAACAAACATCGCAGATAAGATTGATGAGAAAATCCGCACGATAGATGATATCGTGAGCGGGTTGGATGAACGAACCGATGTAATAAGTCTTGATATTTTACGAATCTTTGATGGAAAATTGAGGATGTTTATTGAGGATATGCGGCACGAAATCGAAACGAAAAAAACCGCATTAGAATTATTGAGATTCAAAGATAGAGTCGAGAAAATCGGTATGGATAAGATATTGGAAATAATTGAACAAAAAAAATAAGGAGTGAAAAAAAATGAAAGTAAAAATTACACAGTTAGAAATGCAATTGCTTGAGGATATAGCATACACAGACCATAGTAGTGATGGGATGGGCTTCTCCTGTTGGGTGAGCGAGCATTGGTTTAGCCTCCCAATGCGGCAGGTTAGGGCGTTGATTTCAACCCTTGTTCAAAAAGAAGTGATATTCTTTGAACCCGAAGGATATGGATTGCCCGCTTGCATTTGGCCGCGACCTAATTTCATGGTTGAAACGGATGAAGGCGAAAACCGTTGGGTTCGTGGAAATCCCTTCGTTGAGGGCAGATATGGGTTTAGATATGTGAATTTAATACTGCCTAAAAAAAAGAGGGGTGAAAGTGAATGAGAAAGTATAGTCCACCACCGAATTTCAAAAGACACGACCATTGTGAGTGTGATGAAGGCACATTGTATGTGTCGCACCAATATTTCCTACCGTTATATGTTTGTTCGACCTGCGGCTTTGCAGGACACGAACCTAATGTGAGAACCATAGACGGGAATATGGATGACTACCCCGAAAGAGAAGCGCACCTAACGCTTATCGAGCGTATGTATTCGTGGATAGGTGTTCGTGCGCCGAAGGCACAAAGAGTATCAGGGCAAGCCAACGAATATTTACAGGTTATGAAAGATTCAGCATTGGTGCTTCGCAATTGGAGAGCAGAAAAGGAGAGAGAAGAATGAGTAATTATGATAGACAAAAAATAAAGAGATTGATAACAACGACAGCACTAATAAAAGATGTCGAAATCAAGGAGTTAAAAAATAAACTCGCTGAGATAACCTACCTTTGCGAAGCAGAAATCGAAAGTAAAGGGCGGTTCGATACTAATGGAAAAATCCTTGAGATACTTGAGGTGATTCACGAATGAGGGAGTTAGAATGGGATTGGTATGTGGGTGACCCATGCTATGTGATAGAAGACGAAAGGTGGTATGAATTTTGCGAGGCTCTCAACCAAAAAGAACAGGAGTTAAAAAATTTGAATATCATTAGCAACAATCCTACGATTACATGGACAAGGGAAATTTTCTCACACAGCCCACAAAAGACTCGCATATCGAAGACGATAGATATTTACACAGACACAGGCGGAGATGGTTCATGGTCGTGGAAGAATAGCGCACAGTCTATGGATGGATGGGTCAAGGGAGATACTATCTATCTTGACGCAGGAATCGTAGCCATCATTCCAAGAGAAATACTAACGCCAGCCAAACAAGAAGAAGCCGGACAAAGAAATTTAGGGATTTTATTTTCCGGCCAAGAGCCACCTTTTCTTGAGGTATCTGAGCACTTAGCAGGGGGTATGCGGTTAGACACCTACGACACAGACGACATTACTATGTGTGATTGCGGCCAAACATTAGATAAGTATTATATTTATTATTGTGATAATTGCGGCAACTCACAATGCGATGATTGCTATGGTAATTGTGGTTGTTTTACCTGTGAAAATTGCGGTAAAATGTGCGAAGAACATCGTAGGGCTGATTGGTATGGTGATACTATTACCTGTACCTGCCGTGATTGCGAGGGGGAAGAATAGACACGGTTATATACCGGAGTTATTAGCGTTAATTTGTAGGAGGAATGGCGAGGTTATCGAAAGCATAAGCCACCAACTACACCAAAAAATAAGGAGAATGAAATATGATAGAAGAAAAAGAAATAAACGAAAACGAACACGCATTAGAGCGATTTTCAATGATGCTCAATGTGATAGATGCCGGAGATTGTGTCGAAGATTTTAGCGACCCTAAAATCATAGCAAATATACACACATTAACTAATTTGCTAAGACACTACGTGCGCGACCAATTGGATGCGATAGCAGGGGGAACATTAGGTCAACCGTTGCAGAAGAACGAAAAAGGCGAATGGATAGCGATAAACGAAGAAGGCGAATGGGTAGTGGTAAAGTGAGTCGTTGTCCGGTTGAACACGCAATCAGAAAGAAATGGGAACAAGACATGAAGGAGATGGAAAAAAATGAGCATAACTAATTTTACAAGAGAAACAGGCTTTTGGGTTTATGAAAATAAGACAGATGAAGAAGCGATGGAGAGTCTATACCAATTTTTATTCAACACGAAATGGGGTTTGGTGGAAAACATATACTTCGACCAATTGACTATCTTTGAGTCCCTTGAAGATTTCATAAAAAATAATACCCTCTTTTCTTTTAGATTGAAGATATGGGGGATGCAGGATAAAACCACGATTAGAGTTAGAACAGAACCGAAATCACGTATGCAACAAGCCTTCATGCACAATATCGCTCTCACATGGTGGAAAGCGAATATGGATTCATACATCAACCCATACTTTTTAGATTTCAGCAATACCACAATAATTGAAGATTGTATAAAAGGAGAGGATGAATAGTGCCGACAGGAAGACAGAAGGCCGCTCGACGTTGGTTATACAGACAGAAATTCAAGGCACGAATAGCACACGAAATGATGGGGGAAGAAGAATAATGACTAAAAATTTTGAACCTAATTGCGAGGTTTATTTCAAACCGAATTACAAAGAATTAGCCCGATTGGCTAAGGGTGTAAATCCAAGAAAATTAACGGTTAAAATAATCATGGAAGACGGAACAGAATACACAGGCAGGGTGGAACGATGATAGAAATCGCTATTTGTAAATCAATGGGATTCACCACAGGTATAGATGACGAGGACGTTATTATGGGCCGTCATTTTGGCTACGTAAAAACATACGCCGAAATGGACGCAATAAGAACTAAGTTCAGAGAAGAAGGAAAACCCGTTAAAGGAGTTGGCCCTTTGAAAAGTGGTCGCTACAAAGGAATGTATAAGATAATTTGGAATAAGAGGTTTTGGGAATGAGTATAATAGATAGATTCAAAGAAGGCAAATTAACATTGACCGATGCTATGTATGATGTATTCCTGCCTATCGTCAGCCACGAAAATAAAAGCGTTGTTTTATTCCAGCATTTACACATGACCGAAGAATTGGTATTCCGAGCATTGAATGGATTACCATTGAAGGACTACGAAAGATTCGATAAACTCCGAAAGATGAACACAGGATGGGTTCTCGCCAACGGCGGGCAGGTCCTAATCGTCAAGAGCGGAGAAGATACACAATTCATTTCCACCTTTAAATCAACAGGTGGATTAGTCTAACCCTTTGGGGTGAAGTCGGTATAAAAAACGAAGGGTAAATTTCTTCTTCTTCTTGTGTTATTACCTCAACACAAACCGGCCCACCCAAAACTCACGATAAAAAAGTTTAAATACTATTGATGCGAGGTTTAGTTATGGGAAGACAAAAGATACTACTAAGACGCGAGGTAGGCGAGGTGTTGGCGGAAGCCAACGGGCCACTATTCGCAGGACAGATTGCAGACCGTATAGGATATAGGAAAAGCAAGAAGCAGGTAAATTATAGTGTTAATATAATTGCTGGAATACTACGGGGTGCGCGTGGCGTTGATACCTGCTACCCATCCGGTGCGAGGATTGGTGCGGCACGACAATATGTAATGACTAATAAAAAAGCATTCGATGAGTGGGTGAATAAGAAATGAACATATTTGTGTTAGACGAAGACCCGATAGCGGCGGCTAAGATGTATTGCGATATTCATATCCCGAAAATGGTAGTCGAACTTTACCAACAATTAGGTTCAAGTGTTATCAAACATGGTGCTACACCCGACATGATGCCCCTCACTAAGAAGGGAACGCCTCTCAAGGGCGGCTATCACAACCACCCTTGCACCATTTGGGTGTCTATGACGAGAGATAACTACCTATGGGCGGCGCATCACGGTGCGGCTCTATGCGAGGAATACACAAAGAGATTCGGCAAAGAGCATTACTGTGCTAACGGTATCGAGATTCTGTATGGTCTATCCTATCTCATACCCGAAGGCGACCTAACACCGTTTGCTCTCGCTATGCCCGATAAGTTCAGACCTAATCACCTACCGGAGATAAGACCAACATTCAATCCAAAATACGGGCAAGGGAAAGGCAAAATGATGTATCGTTCCGAAGTAAAGGGTGATAGCCACGCAAGCGGTGATGATGCGGTTCAAGCATACCGCCGCTACTACCACGCTAAGGCATTCGCTAAGTGGAAGAAGGGGCGACCTATGCCCGATTGGTTCAGCCTTGAGCAACAGGCGGTGCTTGCATGATTCGTGAATCTTTTAAAGAATTGTTTGAGAGGGAAAAAGAAACAACCGTTGATTATTTACAGACAATCTCTTTAATTATACTCGCATTATGTTCTATTGTCGTAGGAACGATGCTATGATGCACCATAAAGGGTTTTTTTACACCCTAAAAAATATCTGTGAAGAAATAAATCAGTCGCTTTTGAGCGTTGATAATAGATTAGAAGTCGAATACGATTCGCAAGCGTCAAAAGAAACAAGCATTAAAATTCTTGTGCATGATTATCCTTTGACTCATCAGATACAATTTACAATCACTAAGAAGCAAATGCTTGTGCGTGGTCGCCGCTTTATGGCGATATGGTCTGACGACAAGCAGATGCGAATGCCCCTTCAACCCTTGAAGGCACAGGCATACAAACCACCAAACCTTCTGAGTAAAGAGCAGATAAAAGGAATAATCACTAATTATTTCTTAGCCCTAATCGAAGAATGGTATATCGCAACAGAAAAGCAACCGTTAATATTTCGCATGAATCGGGATTGGGCTATCAAGTCAAGAGATGTGGTACGCACATCTCAGGAGCAAAACCAATTTGAACATGATTTATTTCGGCACTTTGCAGAACCGCGAGAAAAAATAAATGCCTCGCAGTAATGCGGTTTCGTTAATTCTTTTTTTACTTCAAAGATAGTTAGGAATACTTACCTATCTTACATACCTTTGAAGAAATAAAATAAATACAGCATAGGCTCGCAGTACCACGATTATTTCTTTTTCTATTTTTCCAACACATTGAAACAATTAAGAAGGGGAGAATGAAGGATGAGGTATGGCGCAAAGGCGGAATAGACGAGTAATGAATGAGGCTTATAAATTTCTCAAACGGAACAATGGTGGAACAACAGTCGAAGTGTATGATTTTTTGAAGGACAACAATACGCGGTTTCATTTACCAAGATTAGTAAATTTAGGTTTGATTTTATCTCACTCCCCACTCTTTGAAAAAGGAGAGGCAATAAAATACAAGAATACATCCGGTAATAATTCAACGACATATACATGGCGAGCAAGGTCGCTAAGAGAAATAGTCGATAGAGCCATGATAACAAATAATACGGGTAATACTTTACCTAAATTTTTCAAAGATGCAATAGTGCAAGAAAGGGGGAGATTGAATGCAGAAAATAGTATGGTTGAAGAATGATGTATTCGCTGAATCCACGCATCTAATTATCGTGCAGGAGAACGAGCATCCGAGTCATTCGGCATTCATGGCTGGAATGGCTATTGTAAAAAAAGAGGGAATAGAAAAACCTATCGCTGAAATTTATTCATCTGATTTAGAGATAGATGATGAAAATATCTTTCCCGACCCCATCCCCGTTTGTTGGTTGTTGTATGAAACATACAATGAATTAGATGAGCGTTGTTGGGTTCTAAGGATGACCGGACAAACACAGAAGCCTAATGTTCTATTCAAGGTGATGAATTGGTTGTTACCTTTGTTAGAAGATAAAGGGGTTGAGGTCATCACTTGTCTTTCGTATGCGGGTGAAACAGAAAAATTAGGCATAGGGGATTTGTATGTTTATGATTGGGCTATTGAAGCCCGTAAAGGCGTGATAATGACTACCAACAAAGGACTAATCACAGACACGATACCTGTTGATGGTTTCTCATGGTCTATCCCTATGGTGGCGAAGGCTATACTGCCGGATATAGAGGGGTTATTCACAATAAATATCAAAGCCGACACTTTAATAGACCGTAAGGCGGCGAATACACTTTGCCGCTTCTTGTCTGATACTCACGACTTGACGCATGAGCAATTGATAATAGATGAATTGTATGATATATTAAATAATCAGTATAAAATTGATGAGCCATTTTTAGGGGGGATGTTCGATGAAGATATTTGATTCGCTACACAAATTCGTTCAAGACAACCATTATGTTGATGTTGAAGATAAGTTAGACATATTCATCTGTTCTATTGGCGCACACATTTTCAATGCACTTAACAAGTGTAGCCGATGCGACTTCGACCCCGATAGCCCGTTGATAAATTATGAAGAAGGGGATTACGCAATCGAGGCTTGTCCTTTACGCCACCCCAATATGCCCTTTTACACACCTATGGCTCAATTACCGGACACGCGCATACATATACTAATTAGAGGCAACAAGGGTTCGGGTAAATCCGTTTTAATCAATCTGTTCTTAGCAGAAAGAACAGGGCTTCTTTATTATCAAAACGCAGACTTCGGAGAAGGGTTTAGAACCATGCTTGCGCCTAACTCTATCACAGAAGCAGGTATGTTTGGTTCTGTTGGTGAAGAAGGAGAAATTGTGGGCCGACCTTTAGCGAGGGAGATGTGCGGCGGCTTCTTAGGGTTTGAAGAATTTTCATCAATGTCTGATGCGGCTAAGAAAGACCATAGCCTCGACATGAAGAATCAATTACTTACTTCTCTCGACAATGGAAGGGTGAACAAGGCTATGAGAGCAGGTTGGGTTAGATACACTACACGCTACACAGTATGGGCTGGAACGCAACCAGCACGATTTGAATTAGATTCGGGGCTTGACCGAAGGTTCTTCATCATAGACATACAGATGACTCCCGAAAAAGAAAGGTTATTCAAACAGGCTCAACACCGACAGGCGAACACTTCGCCGGAGATGCGATTAGACATAGCCAATAGAACCATAGCAATTCGCACATGGTTTAGGCAACGCATGGAACAGGCCGTAGCAAATCCACCAACGGGTATTATTTTTGATGACGACTTAGCGGAATGGATTGACCGACCCGATGTTCGCTCTTTTGAGGCAGACTTATTCCGAAGGCTTGCTATCGGCTACGCCATGATGCAGGAAGATTACGAAGGCGGAGGCCCATTGATTGTTAAACTCGATGAAAAATTAAGGGCTATTCTTAATCAATCGTTGGATATGAGGCGTAGGGTTATGGATGCAGACCTTGAATTGATACGCTCGACCTTTTGGATGAAAGACCTACCAAAGTCGCAGTTAGTCAAGGAGATTAGCAGAATGATTACAAATGGCGACTACCAAATGGCTAAGGTGTGGATAGAAGAAAACCTTGAGGGTCGAGCATGGTATTCAGAATACACGCCAACAAAAACAGGTCGAGGTAGGAAAGGTGTTACTTGCAGATTCGGCAATCCTGCTGAACCTGTTAAGACTCAGAAGTGGGGTGAAAATAATGAGTAAAACCAAAAGGGCAAAATGGAGTAGGAGTAAAGCCCTTGAATGTGCGGCCCGATACCTTGTGCAAGAAGGCAGACCACTTACTGCCGCTACTGTGTATGATAACATGAGATACAAGAACGATTTAAGGTCGGGTGAAATTGGTAATTTTTACAGGGTAAATAGAAGCGCACAAAGTTATATGCAGGTTTCTATGAGAATGTTACGGTGTCCTGCTTTCAAGAAAAAAAGAATGAACTCAAGAGAACCGTATGTATTCTCCTGCGACAAGGAAACTTACGATAAGTGGTGGGCTGATGACCCATTAAGGGGGTTCAATACATGAGAACAAGACGAGAGATAGAAGACCGAATGGTGCGTGAGGATGACCCATTCACCGTTGAGGTTCTAAGGTGGGTTCTCGATGGTGGTTGCCCTATGTGCAAACACAAAGACCGGAAGGAATACGAGATACAGATTCACACAGAAGAAATAGGCCCTCATTTTTTAGAAGTGAAGCATGGGTGGGCTGAAGGAACAATCATGGAACACATGGAAAATCATATTGATTACGACCCGTCTGAGGCCGAACACATAGAGGATGCACGAAGACAATCTATCAACACGTTAGATGCCGCAGAAGACATTGTATTCCGTATTCGTGGCTATCTTGATGAGTTAGAGGATGAAAAGGAAGCAAGCGGTGATGGTATCACATCAGAATTTGTAGCCGATGCCGCCCGTCTGATTGCACAGGCTAATTCAAGTCTGAAATTGGTAGGTCAATTGAAGAAAGAAATAGGCGTTGATTCTCAATTGCTTCTCGCGGAAGCACGACTCAATCAGATGAATAGAATACTCGTTGATACTTTGATTGAGCAACCCGAATTATTAGACCGTATAGAAAATAAAATGCGGTTGTTAAATGAACCAAATATAATAGACGCTAAATTTAAGGTGGTTGAATGAAGACATGGCGTAGTGGTTCTCGCAGAAGCCTATGGGCGAGGCCGATTTACGAACACGAATGGCCTAAGTTAATCCAAGCCATGAAGGATGATGGGCTTCTCGCCGTCATACAATCTGATGGCGTTAGATGGTATGTGGGTGGCTACAAACTAACTGATGTTTCCGTGTGTGAAGCGTGGAACATTAACCGAAAACAAATGGATAGGCTCAAGGATTACATCTTAGTCAATGACCCGTTTATGAGGGATGAATAATGGTGGGAGATGAGGAATGGGCTAACGGCCACATGGGAACGATGGCGTTTTACAGAACAGGAATAAGTGTTGTTAATCTTTTTCTTTCTGTTTTGGTTATCCTTAAGGTGTTTGAGGTTATCTAATGATTATTTTTTCTTCTGACCCCGAACCATTCAGAACGGAAAACTGTATTGAGATGTATGGTGAGATAGACACATTACCAACGACTCCAAATATAACCTTTATTTTACACGCAGATAATTTCACCGAAAAGAAGGCTAACGAATGGTTGCCTATTATCTCACACCGATTAGTGGTAATCACAGACAAATACCCTAAGTTATCTAAGAATCACGATGAGAGAATAGCAATCCATCCGAGCCTAAAGAAAAACAACGACAATTATTCTCGCAGAATAGAATGGTTATTCGGCTGGACTGATAGAAGACGGGTGCTACATCAGATTGCTGATGTTCCTATACCCCTTATTTTTTCTTTCCTAAAGGAGAATAACAAGGATATTCGATTGCATCGTCTTGTTGCCGCTACTAATTTAGTCCTCGATGATAAAAAGACAAAGGCTATTCTTTCTTATGGTGTTGAACCTACCAACGGTAGGATGAAGTGGCCTAAGAGAAAAAAGAAGGTTGATAAGACACCAAAGCCGTTTAGGTCGGATGATTTGTATTGGGATTTGATTATCCAAAATCAACCTACCGTAGCCAATCAAGTTAGAGCCGTTAATAAAGACATACCAACCGTGATTAAAAAGCGGAAGGAGAGGGTGCATAAGTGGCTATGAGTCTAACAACCTGTTTTATTTTACTTCTAATCCCATTATTAGGACCAATCCTTCAATTATTTATAGTGCTTATTTTTGGTGCGCCTAAATACATTGTAAATCTTAAATCACCCTCTAATGTGGATTCAGATGCTACACTTGAGGGTATGATGTGGTTCGATTTGGGAAGTGATTAAATAACCATCATTGATTCTTAAATGTTATGAGCGCGAACAATCGGCGCATACGCCGAATTGTTGTTGATTTGTTGTGGGAACATGGCGAAAGCACGAAAGAGCGCATGGCTAAACTTTTGGCTAAACACAAATCCGTTAGGAACATACCATCCCCACATTCTCTCTCGTCTATCTTGAGAAAAAATACACAGGTTATTGTTGTTGGAACGGAGAAGGTCGAGAATGCCGTTGGTGTGTCGGCTAAACATCTTGTCTATGATATTGACCGATACCTTGTGCGTGAGAAAGAGGACTTAACCTATACAAGAAGTCCGACTGTGATGACTCCTAAGCAACGAGCGGCGGCTCAGAAGTGTTCATGTGGTAAATTGCGTGTATTTCCGCCGTATTCCCCCGATATGTGCCTACATTGTTATCGTGAACCGGAAATGTAAAACTCACGATAAAAAAGGTTAAATACTTTGGGTATGATGTAAATATATGAGAGCGAAGACGATACCCCATGTTGAGTATGAAATATTTAACCATCTTTTAGATACGGTGGATATTGAACCACTACGCCATCGTTTATGTCCTGTTGGAGATAAGGTGGCTAAGGAACGATTTGAGAAAGGTTTTGAATCGGCGGCTAACTTGATTAACAATCTATGTGAGCGCAGACTACACCGATTGCCGGAACAACACCCCGACTACAAGGAGAGGGTTGAATGAGGCAACACATCATAGACGGAACGACATTCAAGCGAATATGCGGAGATGATACACAGTATGGCTATGTGTCTGATGAAGTATATCAGACATGGGAGAAATGTCCTGTATGTTTTTCCGAAGGGAGGATAGTATCGCCAGCGAAGCGTGTTAAAGCACAGATTGATATACCGGAGAAGAAGCCATTATATTTGAGGTCGGCACTATGAGAAGCGAAGATGTATGGTATGGTTCAGACCCATGTATTGATGAGGACGAATTGCCCTCAAGGGTTTTCGACCACGATGTATGCCCTGTATGCGACAAGGCTATGCCGCACCAAGATTTAAAGGAATTTGGTATTGAGGAATGCGATTGTGTCGAATGCGAATCCTGCGGCGATTGGAAGATGTTTGAAGACTTTTGTAATGTATCAAATATATGCGACTCATGTTATGAAAAAGATATAGAACGAGTTAGGCATATAGAAAGACAAAGGGGGATTAAATAAAATGGGAAGTAGTTGGAATAGCAGACAACCTGCGAGAGATAAATACGCTTTAGATAGAATAAAGAAACGGTATAATTTAATGAAGTCTAAATTTGCAGATAATAACGGTAATTGGAATGAGGCGAGAGTCAAGAAGTGGTTTGAATCGTTGCCTCGCACAATTGCAGACCGAGAGAAGGCATTTGTAAAGGAGATGAAACAATGATTCCGATTTGCCCTAAGTGCAATCAATCAATCGGCTATTGTTCGATGTATTCTTGTAAGAAGGTGGAACAATGAGGAACGATATTCAGATGCGAGCGATTGTTCAATATCTAAGCGTTAAAGGACCCAAGACTCTTAGAGGAATACTACAAAATGTTCGCACTAACACATTATACACATCATGGGAATTCAATGATATACGCAAGGATAAATACAAACCGTGTAGGAGATTGGACTTTACTGTGCATCAATTAAGCAACCATGCGGCACGAAACAAGAATATGGAGAAAGTGCCTAACACAAGCCCGACCGAATGGAGATATGTCGAATGATTATTTATAGAGATTATTTTCCTTTCAGCATTACGCCCGAATCCTTAATTATCGGTGCGGGTAATGTAATGTCGTGCGCGATGAATGGGGGTATTTCATGGGTATGTTAAACAGTGCAACCTATGGGGCTAAACTGACGGGTAAAGCCGGACAGATTTTGACCGATGATAACCGCCTTTACTTGACGGTTGTTATGGAGGCAATCAAACATAAGATTGACCCTGACTCGGATGACCCCGAATTTGAAGCAGACATTACTGCGGTCATTGACGATTTATCGGGCGATTACATTCAAGGCATGATGCTATCTTTGGCTATGATGCTACACAGATTCCATTCAGATAGTGTTCTGAGTAAAGAAATAACGAATATTTATTCTGCATTAGAAGTTATCTTAATGGAAAAGAAAATCGGGGGAGAATTATGAGGGGGGTTTGGAATGACCGAAGTATGGTCGCAAAAATATAGGCCGCAAAGATTACAAGATATGGTGGGGCAACATCAGTTATTGAGTGAATTTGATTCACTTTTAGATGACGACTATAATTCGACTAAACCGAAATATACAATGCAACACTACTTGTTCTATTCTCCCGAAGCGGGAGTCGGTAAAACCACATTGGCGAGAATCATAGCCGAGAAATTGGGTATGCAATTATTCTCATACAATGCCTCAACAAAGCATGAGCGGGGTATTGACTTCGTGGAGAATGAATTACTCCCTATGAGTAGGAATGGTAATTATCGCCAAATCTATTTGCTTGACGAAGCAGACCAATTAACTCCTGCCGCACAGTCGGCACTAAAGGGTGTTATAGAAAACGCTCAAGGTTATTTTATTCTGACCTGTAATGATTTGTCTAAGGTATCTCGCTGGCTACAATCACGATGTAGGACACTTAGGTTTGAGCCGATACCCGAAGATGAAGTAGTCAATAGATTAGCCCATATTGCGGCGAATGAAGGGGTAGCGTTGAAAGACTACCGACCTTTGAATACAATCGCCAAAGCACACAAGGGCGACTTACGCAATTCGATAAACGCACTACAAGCGTTTGCTGGTCTTGATGAAAAGGATGGTGAGCGATTCCTATTGTCGCTCGCGCCACAAGAAATAGACGCTAATTCTTTTCTCAAGTCCTGTGTAGCCGAAGGCGACTACGAGAAGGCTATGACCTATATTGGCGACAGGCCAATACGAAAAACAATAAATTCCATATTTTCTTATGCGGTGGATAGCAACGCTAAACCTGCGGCCAAAATGAGAGTCATTGAGGCGGCGGTTCAGTCGGAACGAGATTTGCTTATCGGTGTTGATGAAGACATTGTTAAGCATAACTTTGTAGTAATGTGTTGCAACACAACACAGTTATATACCGGAGAAAATGCGGAAAGGATAACCAAACAGGGTGTAATGATATGACCGAAGATATGTTAGAGAAAGTAGCGAAGACTGTTGGTGTGTCGCCCGACACACTTAGAGAGAAGGCCGAAGAAGTGTTTGAAGCACAAAGCGCGGCTTGGCTTAATGCAGGTAAAACGGGAGAGGAAGCATCGGTGCTTGCTCTCCGTGTTGCCGCCCGCCAAATAGCCAATGAACAAGCCAAACTGCGAAGAAGCGGTGCGACCTTATACGAAGGAATGTTCGTTCATGTTCCAAAGGCTAAGGAATGGGGTAAGATTCTATACAACAAGATGCAGGGCCAATTGGCTAATGCGACTGATGAAGTAAAGAATACTTTGATTGAGAATGGTTCTATTGTTATCTTTGAGGATAACCACGATGGTTCTTTTACTCGATATGCGCGTGAGGATTTCTTCGGTGCATCCGAATCCGAAGTATCAGACCTGCCGAGAACTACACAGAAGTTAGATGAAAGCACACACTATTACATTGTGTGGGATTCAAATAACCCTACGTTCCCATCCGGCGATAAGAATTTCAAGTATGGGGCGGCTCGACCACACGATGAGCGAGAGCGCACTTCACTATTCTTTGGTCGCCCTCAAGGCTCTAATGGCGAATGGTCGCCTATCCTAATCAAGGGTAGCAGTAATTCAGCCGATATGCAATTCCCGACCTTTACCACAGGAACAATCGGTGTGCGCCCATCAAGAGATGGCGCGACAGGTTATCTAACGAGGGTGTCGGAATTTACAGAAGATGAAAACTTAACCTCTATGTTTTCTTCCCCACCATTAGAATTGATGCAGGAATTTTTGCCTGATGATTTCCTACCTGCTTTAACTAATCTCGGAGAATACTACGATAATTACTACGGCAAAGATGGTTGGTGGGATAGAATCTGTGGCGTAGTCGCAGAAATAATCCACATTGACCCGCGAGATAACGGCGGATTTATCATGGTCTGTTCAGACCCCGATATTATGTCTATGGCTGAACCGCTCGATGTGTATGTTCCGGCCTCACAATCTCATTTGGTTGATTTCGCGGTCGGCACTAAGGTTCTATTGACCGGACAGGTATGGCGAACCCGCGAGGGTGATGACCGCATGAGCGTCAATGGTTGGTGGGCTTTCGACAAGATAGCACCTATCGTTGCATCACCCGATGTTGAAGGCGAGGGGTGGGATGCGTGAGCGGTTGGGGTCAAGCGGCCTCAACCGCCGCTCCTGCTAAGTCTGATACGGGTTCTGCGAAGCCTATCTATGGCGAGGACTACTACCGCCAAAGGTTCGCTAATGTGCGCTCTCAATCTGTGCCTGTGAGGATGGCTCTCGTTGGTGCGGAGAACACCGTTAAGACGGGTTCAGCATTATCCTTCTGTGATACAAATAAGAAGGTTGTTATTTTTGATATAGACAATTCCGCTAAGGCGACAATAGACCATGTATATCCCGACAATGAAAATATAATCTGTATTCCTTTGCACGATGAAACCGATGATTCAATCTTCAATGAGGATAACACAGTAAATTATACTGCGCTTCTCGACAAATTGAATTTTTACATCAACATTCTCGCTGACGATATGAAAGCCAACCCCGATGATTACGATGCAGTAATCCTTGATGGCGGCTCAACATATCTAAAGTGGTGCGAACACGCTATGACTGATTGGCTGATGAACCGCTCTAAGAATCCTGTAAATGTGGAAGACGGAGAGAAATTCAATCAAGCCGAATGGCGAGTCCGAAACAAACTGTTCCGAGATACGATTAGCCGAATCCACAGTCTGCCTGTCGCTAAGGCATTCTTTACATTCCATCTAAAGAAAATTCAAGAATATATGGATGACGGCACAGGCAAGAAGGTTCTAATGACCGTTGGTGAAAGACCGGAATGGGATAAAGGAACAATGAGATATTTTAGTCAGCAAATTTTCTTGACTCGATACATGAAGAAAGCCGACCCTGCCGCCGGAGTCAAGGGTGATAAGAAACTTGCAGAAGGCCAATGGGTCGTCAAGGGAACAGTCGAGGAAATGAAGGGTCAGAACATGGAGTATGTAGGCTCAACACACACTATCTTATCTGTTAATGACGGTAAGGTTGAATGGAAGGGCTATCCGTTTGCGTGGTGATTACATGGCTGATTATTTCGTTTGTGCTACTGATAGTGGTTTGAGCATGATTGCTTATGCCGAAGTAGCGGCTATCACTACCCGAAGCGTTGGTTCTTCTGTGAGATACGATATTCACATGAAGTCCGGCACTATATTTACCACATCGGGCATAAGCCAAAGACTAACGGAGATGATAGAAGATGCAGATTAAAATAGACCGTAATAATTTAATCCGTCTTCTCAAGAAGACTCAACGCCCACAAACCGTTGCGGGTAAGAGTATGGAACAAGTCTATGGTTGTATGATTGAAATATCATCTGTGCCGGAAGACACAATATACACCTGCTCATTAGTCAAGGATGGTGTTACTTCTGTTTCCACCTTTAGGGAATACGCAGAAGAAATACACGGAGAGGGGCAAATCCCTGTGCCTAACATCAACGATTTGTTGGGCGTATTGTCTATGCACAACACGCCTGTTAATCTAACATACACAGACGGGAAACTTCGTATCAAGTCGGGCGGCAAACAGACTACTTTAGCGATGTCTGAAAATGCTTTAGCATTCCCGCATTCACCGGACTTGATGAAGGAATGGAACGAGAAGTCCAAAAGGATAGCGGGTAAATTTATTCACACAAATAGTGATTTAGAATATCCTTGCCCCACTTACACTAAGAATGACGGTGAAATTTTAACGCCTATTTATCATGTTAAAATCTCCGCCAATATTCTCTATGAAGCATTGAGATGTGATGGTATCAACGGACAGAAGTTAAATAATTACACATTAAAATTTAAGGAAGATGATGGATTTTATGTGCAGGTCGGCAACGAATTGAAAGGACAGACAGAATCTTTAGTCTATGAGTATTCGGGATTCTATAATACACAGACTACTGTTAATGGTGGTCTTGAGAATGTCTTGAAGCACATAGACGGTGAGATTGGGGTATCGGTATTTGACTTCACAGAAGCGGATATGGGCTACCCTGTGGTGATTACTACACCCACACATGAGTTAATCTATCAAGCCGCTAATTTGGGGGAAATAAAATATGTCCGTTAAAATTACTAAGTTAGCGGAGAATGTTAATTTGTCTGATAAGACAATACTCCGACTTCATGTTGAAATTAAAGACATTGGTTCGGATGAAATCACATGGATTGACCCCGATACAGAATACGAATACAGGGCGAAGTTGGTTGTCGTTAAGCGAGAACAAGACCCGATGTATAAGGACAAGGATTGGCTACATGAGAAGTATGTAGTCGAAGGTTTGCCTTGTTCAGCCATAGGAAATATGTTTGGCTTATCTCCTATGACGATATACAAGTGGCTTAAGAAACACGGCATACCCACCCGCCCTCGCGGTCGGTGGGGAAAACAATGATTATAGAAAACATAAACGGAAGAAATGTTGTCGTGCGGCACAGGGATGAAGACGGGAAAAGAATAACCACTAAATTAAGTGCCTATCCTTATTGCTTTTTGCGAGAGGAAGATGCGGCTATCTTTAAAGTGCCGAACCAACCTATTGATGTAATAACCATAGAAGATGGTTTTATGGGTCTTTACGGCGAAGCACTAAGCAAAGTATCTGTGTATCATCCGAAAGATATACGGGTTATTAGAAATATGTTCGACCATACATGGGAAGCAAACATACCTTTTGTTAATCGGGTCCTTGCAGACAGAATAAACAACGGCGAATCTCCTATCAAGAATTACGAACACCGCAAATGGTATCTCGATGCCGAGTGGTGTCCGGCCACAGGAAGATTAAGGGTTATTGTTGTTTATGATTCATTCACCGGAAATGAATATGTGTGGGCGGTTGTTCCGCCAACTCAACAGACTGAATGGCGTATGGGTCTTACTAATGAATTAGGGGATTATGAATATAAAATACCCGCTAAATTATTCTATTCCGAATCGGGTATGCTAAAAGACTTCGTGCAACACATGAAAAAGCAAGACCCCGACATAATCACAGGATGGTTCGTTGTCGGTGCAGACATTAAGCAATTTATTACTCGTTTAGATGCTAACGGTATTGATGCTCGCTCGCTATCCCCTATGAATCGGCTACGCTATTCATACAAGGATTGGGCGCAACCGATTGTCGGCGTGAATTGTATTGACTTGATGGTTGGATTCTCTAAATTGTGGGAATTGAAGAACGGTAAATTGCCTTCGTATGGGTTAGGTGATGTGGCGCAAGAAGTCTTAGGTGAAGCGAAGGTCGAATTGCCCGATGGACACGACACATACCATACCGATTTCCCCCTCTATGTGCATTACTGCCGACAAGATGTGAGGCTTTTGCCCCGCCTTGACCGTAAAGTAAATGCCCTTGATTATTACACGGCATTACAACACTTAGTCCAATGCGATATGCGCTCAACACCATTTATCACGAAGATGTTTTCTTCATTAGTGCTGGCCGACCCCCTGTTCGACAGGAGAATACCAACAAGCCCGCAATTTGAGAAGGTGGATTATGAGGGTGCAGATGTAATGGAAGTAAATGCTGGTCTGTATGAAGGCGTTGGTATTCTCGATGTGAAGGCCATGTATCACAGTAATGCTTCGATGCACAATATATCGTGGGATTCTCTCGATGAGAACGGCGTTGATTGCGGCAACGGAACGAAATTCTCAAGAAAAGATAAGGGGCTTTTAATTAGACAGATGGATTACATGACTAATCTTCGCAATAAATTCAAGCAATTGATGAAGGATGACCCGCAAAATTATTTCCGTTGGGATTGTATGCAATTTGCCTGTAAATCTTTAGTGGCCTCTATGTATGGTGTGTGTGGTGATTCTAAGTATGGAATGTATCACCCCGAAGTGGCGGCGGCTATCACATTTACATCAAGACAGACGCTATACAAATTAAGAAAGGTTGCAGAAAAACAGGGCTTAGAAACTATTTACGGACACACAGACAGTATTTTTGTGCGGGGCCAAAGTTTTGTTCCCTTTGAAAACGATTCAGACCCCTCGCCGAAGATACGCGAGATAAACGAAATGATGCACCCAATAGAGGTCGAATTTGAAAGATACTGCGACCGTATGGTTCTCATGGCTAAGAACCGTTATGCAGGTAATGTATCGTGGGAGAACGGTAAATGGCTTGACGAACCTAAACTTTATGTTAAGGGTATTGAATTGAAACAATCAAGGATGCCGGAAATAATGAAGGAGTCAATGACGACTGTTCTTCAAGTATTGGGTGGTGCAGAAGAAGGGTATGTGTCCGGCAATTTACAGACTCTAATTGAAGATGTATTGGATGGCGAAGAACCGATTGAGAACCTGTGTATGAAAGGAAAACTTGAGCGCGACTTGCACCAATACAAGGTGCTATCCGGCTCGTCTGCCGCCGCTAAGTGGGCTAACGAAACCATAGGCAAGAATTATCGTAAGGGTTCTTTCTTTTCCGTTGCTTTAGATAAGTCGGGTAAATACATAGCATTCGATGACCCCGATGATTTACAGGGTGTAGCCGAAATAGGCAGAAGATATATTGCTCAGAAATTTATCTTCGATAAGGTATCTCCTTATTATGAGGTATTGGGTTGGAATAAACAACCGTTAGAAAACGCATTGAATGGGGTTGGTGAGGTATCATGGATATAGATTTGAGATTGGGTAATTGTCTTCGTGTCCTCAAGGAGATGGATGATAACTCCATTGATTCTATCGTCTGCGACCCACCATACGGATTACTTTTCATGCAATCCAAATGGGATTACGATGTGCCGTCTGTTGAGATATGGCGAGAATGTCTGCGTGTGTTAAAGCATGGTGGTCATTTGTTGGCTTTCTCCGGCACACGAACCTATCACCGAGTCGTAGTAAATATCGAAGACGCAGGGTTTGAGATACGCGACCAAATCCAATGGATTTACGGCGAAGGATTCCCTAAGTCGCTCAATGTGGGTGGTGGTTGGGGAACGCAATTAAAACCCGCCAATGAACCTATTTGTCTTGCTCGCAAACCATTGATAGGTAAAGTGCTTGATAACATGGATGAATACGGAACAGGGGCTATGAATATAGATGGTTGCAGAATAGAAGAAGAAAGCCGTTGGCCCGCTAATGTAATCTTTGATGAAGAAGCGGCAGGTGGGTTGGAACAATCTCGTTATTTTTACTGTATCAAGGCTAACCAAAATGAGAGAAATGCAGGGTGCGATAATTTACCCCTTAAATTAAATAAAAACTCGACCTACGGTATGCAAACAGATGAAGGGCTGAGAAACAATAACCGCAACCCCGAAAACAGAACAAGAGAACAAAGGAACAATCACCCGACAGTAAAGCCCATTGATTTGATGAGGTATCTATGTCGCCTAATCACGCCGCCCGAAGGCATAGTCCTTGACCCGTTCATGGGTAGCGGCACGACAGGCATAGCCGCTTGTCTTGAAGGGTTTAACTTCGTGGGTATTGAATTAGATGAGGATTATTTAGAAATAGCCCGTCATCGAATAGCACATTGGGGTGATTATGAAATAACAGAATCAGATACATTGGTTCCCCAAAAGCGGATAACGGAATGGTTATAAACCAAAGAAGGGAGAGAAATTTATGGAGTCGAGTTATATTCCGCATACTGCGCCATACCTACGGGTGGCTAAGTCATCATACATGACCTATGTAAAATGCCCGCGTCAGTTTTATTGGCGATACTGTGCGGAATTGCCGAGCATACCGCCGACTGATGAAATGATTAGAGGAACACATATCCACACGGTCATGGAAGAAGGACTAACTGATGGTGTCGAAGCACTATGGAACAAGGCCGCAGAATTAGGCTACGATGAAGACAACGGCGTTATGGCTATGTCCGAATTACTCCATGCTATCGCCAACGAATTAGGCGGATTAGAAGTGGTTGAATGTGAAGTCAAGCACGAAATCGCAGAAGAATATAACGGGCAAAATATTATGTGGGTTGCTATTATTGACGGTGTGCTTCGGCATCCCGATGGTGGTTTGATTCTCGTTGAATTGAAGACAGGCAACATGAACACAGGCAAACTCGGTAGGACACGAAAGGAGTTAGCCTTCTATCGAAGGGTTCTATCCCTGCACCCCGAATACAAGAACGAGGAAATAACTCATTTCCTTTACATTACACCGGACTACATCGTGCCGGACATATATGCGTCAGATAAACTTCTTGATGAGATTAACAAGCGTGGTAAGACTGTGTGGTTGGGTTCTGAATATGGCGTTGCTATTATGGAACAAGTGTCTTCAAGGACAGTTAATGCGTTTGAGAAATCACTTGCTACTACAATTGAAAAACTCCTTAGTGAAGACTATACTATGAAATGGAATGATTACTTCTGCACGACATGGTGCGATTTCCACCTATCGTGCGAAGAAGAAATGCTATTTGGGGATAAATTATTTGGAGATGAAAACAATGGATGATGAAAGAATAACTGTATGTGCTGGTTGTGAAGATGCGGGTGTATGGGTTGATGAGCGCGTTGTGTATCGCGTTACCGGAGAAGAAGGTTCGATACCCGAACAAATACTGCTTATCACTTGTGAATGCGGCCACGAACAAGAAGCATAGGTGGTGATATGTTGTTCCCGCGAGAGATAGGTCTTAGGCGTAGCCTTTGCACCAACCGTAGTGATTTTAACCGTTATATTTCTTCGGTCAATGGTAAATCATCCTGCTATACATCTCTCTATTTCTATGAGAAGGCTGACCCTCGCCGCTCATGGCGGGCTGATACCGAGTCGGTAGTGATAGATAAAGCGTGGTGGGATTTTGATATTACAGACGACACTACCTTTGACGATGTGCGCTCAGATGTGGGCGTGTTAGTTAATCGTCTTGAAGGTGATATTAGAATTGTAGCCACAGGGCGAGGGTTCCATGTCTATCAATTCTTTGACCGACCTGTTCACGGAACAGGAATGGTAAAACATCTCGATAGATACCAACGAGAAATCTCTAAGGGTTTGAAGACCTTAGACGGTGTGGGTAATCCATCTAAACTTACACGCATACCGGACACATACAATCCAAAGCGGGGTAGGTGGGCGGTAAATATAGACCCTGTATTATTTAGACAAGACCCGATGGGATATGCTATTCCAAAACAACCGATTTCATCTCTTTCTAAGCATGACCCCTTTAGAGGTTCTGAACCAAACGGAACATTCAGTCTTGTTAGGTGGGCGGCTTCTAATCCTTTGCCTGTTTTACCCGTTTTAACGGCGTTTGAGGGCGACATTGGGGGTTCGGGCGACATACCCCTACCCCCCTGTTTAGAACGCGCTATACACGAAGAAAATCCACGCCATTTTACACGCATATTTTTGGCTACTCACCTTGCAGAAAACCTGCGTTGGTTTGCTAATCCCGAATCTCTAACTACCGAGCAGATAGAGCAGATGACTACGGAGATTCTTTCATTCATAAGTAAATTAGGTTGGCGTGATTTCAACGAGGGTGTGAGCCGAAAACATATTAAATCAGTCATTGGCTACGACAACACCCCCACTTGCGCCAAAATACAATCCAACGGTTTGTGCATGGGGTCTTGCTGGCGCGATGACGGAACACTGAGATGATAAGATGCAGATATTAGGAACGATAAAGACTTGCTTTTGTGGATGGACCGGAGAGGTTGGCGTATTGATGCAACACGGCAAACCAATATGCCCCGCTTGTTATAGAGAATTAAGTATGATGAGATGCGAGGGTTGTTCAGACTAACCCTTCATATATTCACCGTTATTTTTTAGTGGTATGTTGGTAGTGGATGACCGAGAAAACGAAGTCGTCATAAATAAAATAATGGCTAAATTAGGTGATGCCGATGCTAAAGGCGGCAAGGCCAAAGTCAGAAGATTAAGTGCGGCGGATTACATCATAGGTAATCGTGGTATAGAGGCTAAGGAGATAAATGACCTTTACCGTTCTATTCTCGGCATGGGAAGGACACGGACAATCTTAGACCAATTGAGAGATTTAGACGAGGAATTTGACGAGCCTATGCTTGTCGTCTATGGAACAACCCTCAAGCCCTATGTGCGAGGTAAGATGACTAAGCGAGATTACGCTATCGAAACCGCTAAGATGAAGAAGACTATCCTATCATTCAAGCAAACTTTCTATCAACGATTCCCACGAATCAAATATATGGAATTTGCTACGATGGAAGAATTTGTTGATTTCTTAGCGGTGTCGCACACACAGATGGAGATAGTCAAGAAGGCCAAACAACCACGCCCCGTTGCCGGAAAGCCCCTTGACCCGCGAGTAGCGGCTCTAACACACATACATGGTATCACGCCGGAGAGGGCAGAAGCCGTCTTGAAGAAATTTAGTTCGATACCAAACCTTCTTCTCAAGAAAACTACACAGAAGCAATTGATGGAGATAGACGGGATAACCCGCACGATGGCGAGAAAAATACTTGCCCTTAGAAAAGATTACGAGAATTGAGAAAAATCTTTTGATTGGTTAGCAGATGGGAAAGCAGACCTTCTTTGATTAACCATAACTTCACTAATCCTAATTGCACTATTTGAATCGTCATCACCTTCCCCATACTTTCTATACAATTTTATTTCTAATGTATTGCCTTTTGTCGAAGCACCGGACAGGCTTTCACTTGGTATGATTGAATAGGTTTTATTTTCAATCCCAGAATTTATACTGATTGCTGTTGTAATGTTAGTATCTGTTTCAACACATTTTATCTCGGCATACAAAGTAGCGGTTTTACTGTATTTACTTAATGCCCCATGACTTAATTTTACTTGTAAGCCTATCTCATCTGTGATTACATCCGAAGCAACAGTAAATACTCCTTTTATTTCTGATAACACGCTTGAAGATGTATCAACAGAAAAATTACCGGCTGATAAACTTATACCTTCCGGCGTTTTGCTTGCCGCACCTTCTGTTGGAATAAAGTATTCTAAACCGCCGATTGAACGCATCGAGGATGCCGCTACACTTGGCCTTGCACCACCTAAGATACCAAATTCACCTTGAGGTGCGAATTTATCCCCATCCATAGCCATACGGCCCTTTACTCTTGAAATGAAATTAGGGTTAAATTGATTGACGCTAACTGTTGGTGAATACACGACACCGTTTCCTGCGCCTCTATTACCACTTCCTGCATTCCCACCACCGGTAGGGTTCGCATCGTTATCATCGCCCATTTCACCTATTGGTTCTCGCATAGACTTTACAACGACCACGCCGTCTTGACCGGAAGAAGACGCTTCCGGCATAGTGTTTCTTGGTATTTTTGAATTAGCGGGGAAAGTCGGGAAAAGATATGATGTAATACCACCGGCTGATAATGATTCATCACGTTCTAATTCTAAATTAACTTCTTCTATATTTCTTCCTTTGACCGACCAATCTATGCGGCGTATAACCATTGTTTCATTGTTAAGCCCCAAACCCGCATCCGTATATTTTACAAAGGTTGCTGGAACATAATTATAATCATAAGTGATATGGACTCTTGGTGCATACCATTCCGTTCTGTCGTCTGCAAATGAAGACATTTCTGTGAATTTTCTCATACCAATAGGAAATATGCTATTTGTGTTGTATGGAGAACCAAACGAAGTTATGCCTGTAATATCGTGAGCATTCTTTAGAATGTTAGCGTGGGTTGGGTCGCCGCATCTGTGGCGCAACAAAGCCCTGCAATAGTCGGCGTTGAATGAGACAACAATAGAACCATCATTTAGTATTCCGTCTGCATCATAACTGTCCGGCACTTTGATTTCATAGAATCCGCTTTGGACCGCATCAGCCTTCTCATAGCCGTTAGTAGCAAGACTCGCAACCATTGTCGGCGCACCGCCACCTTTTGCGCTACTGCTTGTTGAATAACTGTAATCGTAAAGCCCGATTGTGAATTGTGCATCGTCAATTGTTGTGCCGCCCGAAAGATGGACCGCTACTCTCAATTCCTCTCCTGTCGTGCCGCTAACTAAAGGACACTTAGAAGGCACATGGACTATTTGCACCGCATGAGCCAATGAGTTAGCACCATAGAAATAATAATTATCATCATAATTTATTGTGCTACTACTACCGGCAGACGCAGAATTGCCGTATCTGTTGTATATGTCTGTTGAAGTCTTTAGATTGCCGTTTAGGGCGTTAGACATACCTGTGAAGGGCGCACCACCAGCCGCAAAGGAAGTCCATGACGAACCACCGGCTATGGCGTTATTGTAGCCCTGTATAGCCCTGTATGGGTCTGCTATGTAGCCATACCTACCGTGTGTAAGCATTATGTCGTCTGTGCTTGTATCACGCATAGGAGATGCCTTAACAGACAATCTCGATTCCTTCAATGAATTGTATTCCTTCTTTGCTAATGATAAGGCTTCTAAATCACCGTTCACTTCGGGATATTCTAATATCTTCCATCTTGTTGTATCAGTAAGTGCCGCTTCGGGAAAATCAACAAACGATTGACCGTTCCTATAATACAATCTAACATGAGATATTCGACCTGCTATATTTGTCTTAAGACTATTTATTTGTATGTTATCTCTCGATAAGTCGTGGCCGGAATTGTATTTAGGTCTGTATTCTATTCTGCCGTCTTTACCGACTAAATAAGAAAATGTAGTCGCTAAACCATTAGTATATCCAACGCCCGAACCTTCTTTTATACGCCTTATTGTTTCCCATAGTGCTTTACCCCTGCTATCAACGATTGAACCGTATGAATCGTTGCTTGTCTTGTCGTTGTATGTAGTCATGTTTGTGGTAATAGGCACATTGTTAATGTCGAACACAACAGGTAACCTCGTTTGCGGCATCCATGTCTGCATGAGACCAGCATTCCAAAGCAAACGGAATTTGTCGCTATCCCAAAAAGAACCCATGTTAGGTGAGCGCACGAATCCGTCAATATCCATCATCAATCTAAGCAAAAATAACGGTGATAAACTCGTATGTATTTGTATCGTATCAAAAGCAGATGTTGAAAAAGATGTTGTTATATGATGGTCGGCTTCGGTTAAATTGAAATATGCTTCGGCTACTTTATTTACTAACTCGGAAGTATCCAAAGCATAATCTTCCGGCACATCAAATGTTGATACGTTGGATAATTGAATAGGTATAGAATAGTTATTTGTGCTACCCCATAACGCCTGTTCTCCCGCAGTTAAGTTTCTTACGCTTGATAAATCGTGAAGACCTATGGCCAATGCGCTTGTTCCAGCAGGGCCAAATTCAGAAGATAGGTAATACATCAATTGGACTGTTAATTGTGTTTCGCTATCAACAGATTTAATTCTAAACAATCTTTTCATAGTGTATGTTACACCTAATATAGTTTGTGTATAATTTGTTAAAGAGGTAGTAGTGTTTTCGATTAACATACCTGCCTTTACACCTTTTGTTTGAAATGTTTGTGAAGAATCAGTTAATGTATATGTTGTAGTGCTTGCAGATTTAGCAGTTAATGTTCCGCTAACTTCTGTATTTAATAAGTGGTTGTAATTTAGGTATCTTTTTGTTGTAGTTTGGTTGGTCGTGGAATCATTATTAACGCCTAATAAAATACCATATCCGCCTTTTTCATCAAACCCTTGTGTGCTATCTAATTTTATGAAGAAATCTCCTTTCTCTATATCGTTGTTAATTACTTTTGGTTCGTTTATTAAAAAGTCTTTATTGCGGTGAGAAGCGTAAGGACTATTTGTATTTTCGGGGTTTGAAGTTATCTCCGCCCAATAATTATCTATAAGTGTTGGGTAACCTTTTATGGTCGCTATAAAATCCCCTAAGTCTGTTTTACCACCGGCAAATTGTCCGGTTTTACCACTATTAGCCAAAGTATTCATGTTGAAAAATTTAGAACAATCAATGGTTAAGAAAGAGCCGCCTTTGTCTTCCCAATCTTGATACTGTGATAAGTCTTGGTCGCTTCCCGTTGTTGGCGCATAAAACCCACCTTTGGTATTTATTGTTGTGGAAATAAAATCAGTATCAACATCAAAATGTGTGTTAGAAGATACATTCGTTACCTTGTGTAACCCATCGTGGCTTCCGGTGTTAATTAGATGAATATAATCATTAGTAGTTATTGAGCCGGTATTAGAAGTAGCAATTCTTAATTTACCGCTATTATCGCTAAGAGAAGATATACTTACTTTGTTTGCGTAATCTGCTGGCTTTGAAAATGCGCCGTTTGTTGAAGGGTCATTATTTGAATTGATATTCCAAAGGTCTATTTCTTCTCCTAATTTTAATTCCGTAAATCTATCGGGCTTTCCGTCTGCGTTAGTATCTTGGTCGGTGTAAAACATACTTACTTCGTAGTTATCGTTCGTAGGATAAATAAGGCCAAAATCTTCTTTTCTATATGCGCCGTCTGCATCTGCCTTACCATTGTTTCTCATATCAGACCAAAGCAACCAAATGTGTTTGTAATCATTACTTATGTTGCATATATGGACTTGTGTTGCTAAAGATACCCCTACTTCGGAATATGTTGTAGCGTGTGGTTTAGATAAATAAGATACACCCACCAACCAATAAGTGCCGCTATCATTTACCTTTGCTCGATAGATAAATTTATCGCGTATTCTATTTTTTTCTAACCTACCTTTGTCGTCTATCTCACCTATGCCGGAATCCGGTATGGCGTTGAATTGGTCTGATGTGAAATTAACTTGTATTTCGTCTGTTCCGAATGAAGCAGTAGCACCTAAGTTTGCGGTAGCGGTAGGGCCTTTTTGTATATCCCCAAAATGATATTGAAACCATAAAGACTTAGGTAAATCTCGCATCCAAACAGCGTGAACCGCTTTATTGTCTAAATTTTTATCTTGTGCAGTAGGTATAGTATTTGTTATACCCCTGTCCGTTGAAAAAGAGCCTCTATCATCTCCGCTTTTTAATCCTGTGTTGCTTGTATATGTTCCAAATTCAGCCCCAACATCTGTATATTTTGTAAAGGTATCAGCAACCCAAATGTATGCTTGGGTTGAGTATGTCGAATAATAATTCCAAATTTTAGTAACCTTTTTTATTTTGTGCAAACCGGCCAACGCTTGTGGTGTTATCTGTCTGCTTGCTTTAGTGCCGCTTGTTGATAAATCATAATTAGAAATATAAATTGTATCATTTGGTAGCAATTGTGGGTCTGCGTCAAACGCTATTACTAAGTTTTCACTTAGAGGGTCGTTTGCTGTGGGGTAAGAAGTTATTTCATCTTGATAATCATGTGTAAAGAAACCCGGAATTGTTCTTGTTATTCTAACAAATTTACCTTGACCGGCGTATAAAATTTTAGGGGATTCAGAAACATAATTTGGAGTATCAATAGTTACAAATGAATTACCGTTTTCTGTTCCCGAACCAAAGGATTGAACCGTAGCATTACCTATTGTTGGTCCATTATGATTTGTGGAATCTGTTATCTTAAATGTATCTCCCGATGAAAACGATACTGTTCCGTTGAAAAGTATTTTAGTCATAGAAGTCGGAGATACTGCATTACTCCATTCTTGTCCGAATCCTAAAATACCTGCACCTTCATATTCAGTTTCTATATCATTAGGTCCGTAATCTGTGTTTTCGTTATTATACATTTGGATAGGGTGAGCCGAGTTTAATTGTAATCTTTGATTTTTCAATTCTTTATAATCGTCATCAACGTCAAACCCTACTGAATTATCTAATGTTTTTAATGGGGTTGCGCCGAGATTCATTATACTTCTCATGCCTTGTGCGTCATATAACCAATAAGGCGTTTGTGATTCGTCTTCATTCAATCCCTTTTGTCCTACTTCCCATAATGGGATTTGTCTATCAAGTAAAGAAGTCATATCCCTTGCCTTTAACTCGATTCTTCTATCTTTGGTTTCTTGTTGGATTTTCATATCTTCAACAACACCCATCCATGTTGGTCTATCTATCGTATGCGTTTCGTTTGTAAATCCTCTTGTGGGATTTGTAAATAATAATAGGTAAATATCTGATATAGCCGAGCGATTAAAAAGAGATATTAAATGGTGTGCGTAGTCATCGGTATTAACTCCAACATTCGCCCCACCTTCCGGCGCGGGTTCATCTGATAATTTTACAGACAAAGATGAAAAACCATTTACCGGTTGTATCATTTTCATTTGTTCTAAAGGGGGTAATTCCCTACCGTCGGGGTGGTCTGTGAGCGGTCTATACATAGCGGCTCGGTCAAGCATCAATACACAATTTACATTTGTTTGTGATGATGCGGGTTTGACTTCCATTTCCCAACCATACATATCAGCCGCCGTTGCGCTCGTCAAAGCGTAGCCGGATGAATAAGAACCACCGAGAGAGTTTGTTGAAGTTACTTCTGTTCCATCTTGATAAACCTTAAATTTACTGTTGGTGTAATCAAGGACAAAATCAAGGTCAATCCAATGCGTTACTTCGTCTGTTTCTGTGGTGCTATCACCATATTTGAACGGGTGTGTGTTGTAAGAAGAAAGGTCAATCTCCCATGCTACTTTAGGCGCACCACTTATTCCATCTTCAAGGTCTGTTCCTGCACCACTACCTGTATATCCAAATTTAACTGTAGCAGTAGGTGTTAATTTACCTTCGTTTGATGTAGCCCCGCTATATGCTCGGACCGCAAATCTAACTGTAAATACATCGTCATCACCAACGCTATTCAACGAACCGTCATAAGCAATAGAAGGAATGGTTGAAGCCTTTGATGAATCGCTGGCGTGAAATGATTGCACTACAAGAAATGGTTGCCCCGATGGTGATTTAACGGGCTGGAATACGTTTCGTGGGCTTTCGACTGTGCCGCCATCTTTGTGTGCGTATTCTGTTGTTTCTCCCATCCAAACGCCAGCAAGATGCGCTCGCTGAACAAACCCTGCCGTCTGAGTATGCACACCCGCGTTTTTATTTGTATCGTGGTTTGCTACATTGTAGTTATTCATAGTGGCTCGACCAAAGGTTGAGTCATCCCCACCAAGAGGAACGATGTATTTTCCTAAAGAATCATGCCCGTTAGAAAAAAGAAGGTAAGCATCACTACCGCTCGCATCGAATCGCCATTTGTTACCGACATTCCCATCGGGATATTGTAATTGCGCTCTCCCTTCGTATTCGCTGGCTTTCTGCCGTGTCGTATCAAGAGATAACCATTCAAATGTTCCGCGATTAGACAATTCTTTGGTTTCATCGCTTGAACCAATTAGAGCAGTATTATAACCATTATTTTTATTCATTTCGTTGTTAGACCAACGGTAGCGGGGGTTGAGAATAGCCTCGCCGTTCATCGGATTTCCATAGTGTGTTTTATCTTTGTCGTATGAGGCGGTAGCAGAAGGTGAATTGTCGTCATTGGCTATGGCTCTCGCACTTGCGAAGTCATCGTAATAGGTTGCTAACCAAGCACCATATTTACTATTGACCGTTCTTACCATACCATCACACACTCACACCGGAGAGGTTTATGCCTCTTGCGCCCGCTTCACTCTCTATCGCATCAAGAACGATGTTAGCCATCTCTTTTGTAGTCATACCGTTAAAATTATTAGTCTGTATAACTTCTGTGTTGGCTATGAATGTTTCAACGCCTTGTTGTCGAATCTGCTTTACTAATGCGCCCTGCACATTACCTGCTTTGAATCCAAAGAACATTTCTTCTCGACTGTTGTTGAATTTTTCTTGTGCATCATTCGCTTGATTTAATCCATCAGTATAAGTATCCATCCACCCTGTATCGAAAGTAGGCACATCTATATCTGCGAAATCTTCCATGTTAGTCATAGTATCTTGCATCTCTAAATTAAAAGGCAATAATTTTTTTGCCGCCACTATCGCCACCGCCGCTAACGCAACAAGAGCAAGACCTATACCTGTTAAACCAAGAATACCAACTATTGTTAAAAATACAGCCTGTAATGCCGCCGCTAATGCCGTTGCACCCCCCGCCGCTATACCTTCACTCGCCGCCAACCCTATATTAGAAATGGCCAACGTCGCCGCCGCCCACGTCGCCGACACCATAGCCTTCAATTTTGCGCCCATAGCAAAAATAGAAGCCTTAAGCGAGGTTACAAGGCCACCCTCACTTACCGCTACCATAAAATTAGAAGCGGCGAGATAAACATTTCTAACAATGTTAAACAAAGTCATACCTGCTTTTACGGTTAATAAACCAATAGTTGTTATCATTTGACCTATCATCGGTGCAAAGGAAGCCGCTAAGAATACCATAGCGACCATCATAATTTCTGCGTTGTTCGCAAATTCTAATTGTTTAGGGAGTATTTTATTTATGTTTTCTCCAACAACCATCAATATCATAGACATAATCATAGCCACACCACTAAAGGCCATCGCGCCCGATACCGCACCGGTCAAAGCGTGTTGGTTTCCGGTTAAGATTGCGCCTTGTTCTTTTAACTCGGCATTCATTTGCTCTATTTCGGCGGTGAGTTTTTCTTGTAATAAAACTAAATCTTTAGTGTGGTGGGCTATCAAATCAACCAATGTTAAATGCTCTTTTTCTAAAGCGGTTATTTTTTTCATTGTTCCGGCTTCTGCATTCTTTGTATTGAGTATTTGCTTCTCTATTTCTTTTTCAAGATTTTTAATTTCTTTATTTATCGCAGTTAATTTAACCATTGATTTTTGTCCTTTTTCTTTTTTCAATGCTACTAAAGCGGTTTGTCGGTCTATTAGTAAGACTAATTGTTTTTGTTTTACTTCAACACCATTTTTCTTTAATCTATTATCTAATAATTTATTTCTTAACACACTTGTTCTTGCGTTTATTTGCGCTAACTTCGCAGAAGACTGTTGCTTTAAATTATTTATCGTTAATTTTTTTGCTCTCAAATCTTCCTGAGCGAGAGTAACTGCGTTGTTTGTTTGTTGCCCCATAATAAACGCTATCTGCTCTCCGTTAATAGCCCTCATAACCTGTCTGAAACCGGATAGCGCAATTGAAGCGGCATAGATATTTAGGTATAATTGGAAGAACGGCGCATAGATATTCATTATCACAAGTCTTGCTTCGTATAATTGTTCTAAGAATCCACCTATTGCCGTTCCTTCAAATGCACCTATGATACCCTCTATGGCGATAAGCATATCCTCTTGTGCTTCAAGAGCGGCTAACTGCGCCGGTAATAATCGCTCACCGATTGCGGCTTGTAAGTTTGTAATCCTTGCTTCTGTCTGTTCTATTTGGAAAGCGGTATCTGCGAATAGGTCAGCAAGATAACCTGCGGCCTCTCCGTTTTCTTCCATTACTTTTCCGGTTTGTTGTTGAGCCTCATTGAAAAGCATATTTGCTCTTTCAAGGTCTTGCATCAAAAGAAGCAAACGAGCATAATGTCTGTTACCAGCCATAGTCTGAGCGAGAGCCTGTTGTTGTTGGTCGTTCATTTGACTAAATGCCGGTGCTAAATCATTGAGAACCTGTTGCATTGGTCTTAATTCGCCGTTTGCGTCGTGTGTCGCCACGCCTAAATCTCTTAACGCTTGACCTGCGCCGTTAATATCACCACCGACTCTTGCGTAAGTAAATCTAAGAGCCGTTCCCGCAGTTTCCGCGCGAATACCACGCTCAATCAATGTCGCCGTCATAGCGGCCATAAACCCTATGTCTTCTCCGGCTAATCTTGCTACACCACCAAAATGATTCATGGCTTCAATGATTTCCGGCATACGAGCCGCCGACCTATCTTCAACGCTGTTTAGTTTGTTTAGTGTGTCGGCTACAGATGCAGTAACCACATCTCTTTGTTCGTATGAGGATAAGAGAGAGAATTGAGCCTGTGTTAAATCTCCTGTTACAAGAGCATTCTGTTGCATTAGAGAAATTAAAGCCTGTTGTGCATCTGCACCGCCCATATCACCAACGAATCCGAGAGCCAAACCACCCCTTGTTAGTGGCTCGACAACACCCGGACCGTAAAGAGCCTGCAATTGCGCCGCCCTACCACCTGCGGCTAATGCTTCATCACCTACGAAACCAAATTCAGCACCAATAGCCTTAACGCTTCGGGCCATTTTGTCTAATTGATTTGTGGTAATAACGGTAGTATCAAAGAATTTCTCAAATTCAATGGTCGCAATCTCGACTTCTCTCGCAATAGGGATAACCGCTTGTTCGATTTCAACGATTTGTTGATTTAATTCTTGTGCGCTTTCTAACACACCGGAAAGGGCATCAACAAAAAGACCTTGAAGTGCTATGGATGCGGCTTCCGCATCGTGAATAAGTCTGCTGGCTTGGAATGTTCCTACAAGGTTAAAGAATAACCGAGATACACCACCACGAAGAACAATCATGGCTACTGCCGCAGTAGCGATAACCCAAATTGGAGAAAAGAAAAGGACCGGTTCTATCATTCACCCACGCTCTCACTATCTGCGGCTTGAATCGGAACACCGCTATCGCTCATCATTTGAAATAAATCACGGTTGTTATTTATGCGTTTGCGTTGCTCTCTCCTACGGTCGCGCCTTGCTACGGCTTTCTTAGCCGCCGCAGAACCTTTTGCGCTTTCTGATGCTTCGTTTATTCTCTCGCTCATTTCAGCCGCTACGAGTAAGTCTAAATTGAGGCTTTGCATACCGCCTTCTTCTTGGTATCTCCAAAAAAAATCTGAGGCCGTTTGGCCCTTAAACGCCATACACAAAGTCGGGGCGGCGTGGGCCACTACTCCAAAGGGGGCGCACCTTCCGGTGCTATGGTTTCGTCGCCTCTAACAAAGGTTAAAACACGCAGTAATTCTTCTGTGTTTAGGTCATTGATTGTAATATCTTCTGATAGAATACAGTTAGGAAGCCACGCATCTATTTGGTCGGCTATCCCGCATCCTTCTTCATCGAGGGCATCCGAAAACTCCATTTGTTGTTCTTCGGACCATGAGGTAGGTTCGCCAAAGTGCCTAAATTTTCTTAGCACTTTTGCTTGCTTACTCTCAAGCCTAATCTTTTCAATACCCGATGCTTGGCGCACAAGTATTTTTCTTTCGTCGTTCAATTCAATTTCCTTTTGCAGAACCGGCACTTTCACTCACCTTCGCTTTCTTTTTCTTTGGTGCGGCTTTCTTAGCCGCCTTTTTCACTACTTTTGGTTCAACCAAAACATCTTTGACTCGGCCTTCGATAACTCTCTTTTCCCAAACGCCGTGTTCGTCTTCATATCTTTCAGTCATTTATCTCACCATCATTGGTCTTCGTATGTTACATTGATAACGATACGATTTGAATTTTTGTTTTGCATATAATTGATGCTTACTACATCATCACTTGCCGCGAGGGTTCTTAAGAAAGTCTGTAGGTCTGTGTTTGCAGACTCCATAGTAGTCTTAATCTCATGGACCGTCATTTTTGTCGGGTCAGCAATTGTATGACTCATTTAACCACCATCAGTATGCGCCGGATTGCAGACTGTTTCCTGTTAGAACACAAGTCATAGCCTTAGCCGCACCGCCGCTTGTTGAATCGTATAGTCCTCTAAAATTGACGGTCATTGTGTTTGTATCTCGACCACTTACTGATGCTTCCGGTGCTTCAAAGAAAACCTTTTTGAAATCAAAGGTTATGCTTTCTGTGCCGCCCTCATCCTTTAATACAAGAGTCATAGCCGCATCTGCGCCGCTTGGGTTATCCACATCACCATCAGCCGCAATTAGTGTGCTGTATGTTGGTTCACCATCAGTAGCGGTGTATAGGACTTGGTTAAACTCGATTGTTCCTGTAATCTCCCTGCGTTGCTTAGGTATCTTTCTTTGTGGTCCTGCGCCACCGAGAGCGTAAGCGTTGTCGGGGTCTTGGTTTAGGTTAATATCAAAAGAAAATGACTTAACGGTTGCTACTGCGCTACCGCTTCCAAACTTGACTTCGCCGTTTGCGAAGTAAAGTGCGTCAAGAGCCGCACCATCATAAGTAGGTGTAGCGAGAGCGGCTACGGCAGATTCTCCCTTACCGTAAAAACCAACGCTCATCATAACATACTCGCCTACATTTGCGGCGACATTTAGTGTGTTAGCACACATACCGGTGAAGGTGTGTTGCTTTTGCTCACGACCAACCTTGATAGTATAAGAAGGGTATTCATCAGAAGCAGAAGACGGTTCAAGTAATGTATGTGTGTATGGACCGCTACCCGATACGCTATCGGTTGGGAAAAAGCCCAAAAGACAGGTCGCTACGAAGTCATCCACTTGCATAGCAAGGTTAATATCTCCTTCGCTGTATTCCTTACCGGTTACTGCTTTTGAGGAAATCGGCTTACTCATGTCTTCACGAACCATCAAGTCGAACTTGTGTCCGAGAGATTCTTCATCCACTTCCCCATAGAGATAACCCGATGTAGGGTCTGTTCCATAGGAAGATTCTTTTACTATTCCGACATAACGATTTAGAAAGTCATCAGCCATATTATCACCTATTATTGTATAGACGCACGAATCATGCGTCATTTAAAGGTTATCAACGATGCCTCATGTCTATGAGCCTTTGATAAGTAAATAACATTTGGTGGGTGCAAACTGTATCGTCATCATCTATTTTTACATCTAATTCAGATGTATAAGAAATAATACTGTCTGTCGTTCCTAAAACCCCTGTATTTGTATAAATTTCATCAAAAACTTCACCGAGTATATTTATTCCTTCACGGTATGCGTCTTCGTAATTCGTTCCTCTTGTTGTAACTAATACTCGCACATCGTAATTTTGTCTAACTTTTGAACCACCTAATGTATCAAATGATGGAGAATCTATGTTTTCTATCAACACATGAATAACAGGCGGCATCATTTTTGTTAATCTAACCATAGAAACATCATAACCATACACGATAGAATCGTCATCAACCTGCGTTTTCAAATACATTCGCTTACTATTTTTAATCTGATTAACAATGGCTATACCCATACGAGATAGCGTGTCCTGTGCAAAATCAGAAGGCATCAATTCTTCCGGTGTAAATGCGCCAAATTTACTGTAATACACAGAAGCCCATTTTACCGTTCCGTCAGTATTGCCCCATGATGCAGTAGCACTTGATGAAGACGAACCAACCACCGAATAAAACACAGTATTAGTATCGTCATCGTAAATCATTTCTCTTGCGTATAATTTACCATTTCCACTTGAGTCAAGAGTTAATCTAAGGATTAAATCTATTGCGTCATTTTCTTGTTTTGTAATATCTAAACTGCGTGTAGTTACTGTTGATGCGCCGACCAAATCTAATTTATCACCGTTGCCTTTAGACCTTACTTCAACCCTTTTCGTTCCGTTGTCGAGGGCCATAAGCACCGTTCCAGCCGCCGGTATATCCGATGTATTACTAAAAGAAAAAACGGCTAACAATGTTAAATCATTATCGTCTGCGGCTGGCGTGATAGAATAGGTAGTGGATGATGTAGCCAACCAATAATCGCCCGATGCAGAACCACCGCTACCGGACCAATCATCATTAAACGAACCGGTTAGTGAAGTGGGGTCTGTGCCGTTCATACGGCTATTCCAATACTGAGTCTTTGTTGCTACGGCCATTATCTATTCATCTCCGACAATACTCTTTTAGATTCTCTTTGGAATGCTTGTTCGATAGAAGCGATATATTTTTCAAACCTTTCTTTTCCATCGTTTTTCCAAGCGGGGCTTTGGTAACCCTTTGGTATTACATATTTTCCTCGACTACCTTTACTTTGTGTAAATTTATTTGACCTTCGGCCTCTTGATGCACCGCGTATCAAAGTGTGGCTAACAGGGTTACCTTTGGTTGCTTTAACATAAACACCTTCCCATTCGGGATTTTTAGGAGTCGTTGGTTTTCCTCTCTTTTTACCCCCAAAATATAGGCTTGGTATATCCGCGCCTCCGCTTCCTTTATGTGAAAAAAAACCGGTTTTAACACTAAACATTTCTTCGCCTGTTCCGGTCATAGTTACCATAGACATAACGGGTGTTGTTTCCATTTTTTCTGCATATAATTCATCGGCTAATACCTTGTAAAATTCAGCCCAAGAGCCTCTTACAAATCTTTTTTGACGGATAAGAGGTTTTGCTGTTCTTTTCAAAGCCTTTTCGTATTTGTCTTTTTCTTTCTGTAGTGCTTTGTTTAGAGCATTAACTACCTCTCGGGCTATATCAGAAGATATTTTCTTTATTTCTTTACCGAAGGCATCGGGGAAATCTTCATGCACTTCTATTTTTAGCATAAAATCACCCTCAATCAACCGACCCTAAATGGGCCAACCGGCGAAGGTTCATTGTGCCTCTATCACGAAGACTTGAGCCACGCAAAGAGCCTTCTGTTCCCCCTGTTTGAAACATAGACTCATCTTCAAAATAATATGAAGCCGCCAAATCAGCGCATACTTCTCTAAGCACATGAGCAAACTCTCCTTCTTCAACGGTTACACCGTCTGCGTGGTCAAATGAAATACCCGCTACGCCGGTCAAATCGTTAGAAGATTTGCCGGTCCATGAGATAGAATCACCGTCAATGTTACCATTACCAGCAGAAGAAAATGCGCTCGCAGAAGTCAAAGTAATAGTGTTAGCACCAGCCGCTACTGCGCCGCTAAGTGTAGTGCTTGCGATTTCTCTTGACGGCACATCACGTCCATAATCACGAAAGCATTGGTCTATGTCTATTGTAGCCCTGCGTATAGCCGAAGTTAATCGTGTGTTAGCCTTATCTCGCTGGCCGCTATTCAAGCCCAATCGAGAGCCAACATCACTTATAGAACAATAATAAGCCATTACACAACACCGCCACAAATCCTATCAATACCACATAAAGCATTCGCTTCTGTCGTTTGTTTATGATTGTTAGTGTCTTTTCAACATTTGTGAGCCTTTCAACCACATTACGACACCATGCGTACCATTGGTTTTGGTCCATTTTATCACATCTGCGTTGAAATACCCATAGCACCTGCTACAATTGCGATAAGTGCTAAAGTAATCTTTTGTGTGTTAGACATATAGGATGCGATAAGACCGTTAGTAACTTCTAATTCAGTAGCCACTTGAGCCAAACCGGTTTTCATATCCATGTTAGACTGAACCAATTGTTCGATTAGTCTTTCATGTCTTTTTGCGGTTTCTTCTAAGTTATCAAGTCTTAAATCTATTACTTCGTCACTCACTATCGTCACCCATGCTTGCTTCAAGTCGGGCGATTAGGTCGGCCTTTTTGCCGGTTACAGCAAGGCCCTTTTCCTTCAACATAGCCTTTAATTCAGCAACATTTCGTGATTCCAATGTGTCTTCAATGGTTTTCAATTCAGCCTTTGCTTCTGATACCTTTTCTTTTACTTCTCCCATAGAATCAATTACTTCGTCAAGTGTAATCTTACCGTCAGCATTCAATATCTGATACTTTTTGTAGGCCCATGCGCCAATAGCCAAAAGTGCGGCTATCGCTACAAGCACTACTTCTATATCATCCAATAAGGATGACGATTCGCTTACACAATCTATACAATCTTCAATTATTGTGGTATTATTCTCTTGCATCTTAATCTCTCTCATATACAATTTGTTTTACTGCGGAAATAGGAATGACGGCAAAATGTCTGTTATCGCTACCCCGATAAAGTTTATACCCATGAGGTGTTTCTTCAATGTTTATGTTAGTCCATGACTTTTCGGGTGGGGTATAGACTATTTTTCCTTTTCTTTTCACTCATTCACTTCCATAATACCTGCGTCTAATAATTCATCAATTATGGTTTTTATCTCATTTAGATACGCTAATTCGCAGGTTATCCGCTCGTATGTGTCTCCTACATCGTGATTCTTATATGTTTCTTCTGCAACGTGCAAACTGTAGCCTTGTTTTTCACCATCTATTTCAGTGATAACATACAAAATATAATTATTATTATTTTCTTCTTTTTCTATTACTTCTCCCTTTACTGTATAGCATGGGAGCGTATGGTGTTTTGATTCCGCAAGGTCAAAACTAACAGAATGATTGCTTAAAAAAAAGATTAAAAAAAGAATCACCGCAACGAATTGCTTATCCTCTTTTTCCATGTTTTATGGTCGTAATACCGATAGTTAAATTATCGCCAGCGAGGACCTTCAAACCACCCAACAAGGCTCGTTCTTGAGCCGGAAGTAATAGGCGATACGCCGTGTTCTAAGTAAGAAGGAAAGCATATAATAGAACCGCGCTTAATTAGTGCTTCGGGGTCGGGATTTTGTGTGTGAGCAAAAGATAAGATTCCGCCTTCGTAATCATCGGGGTCGGTTAATTGCACAACAATACTTAATTTTCTGTGCTTGCCGTCTTGCCTGTTGAAATCAACATCATGGTGCATATCATACTTATGGCCTACGTCTGCATACTCAGTAAATTGCAGGGGCGGTAAATCTGTAAGCGTAAGGTTAAATTGTTTGTTAGCATCCATAGCAACCTTCATTAAAAAATCGTGCATTTCCGCGTATGGTGCAACATTAGGAAGCCACCTAATGTCTGTTTTACGGTGGGTATCATGCCCGCCAAAGGTTTTTGCATCTTGGATGGGTGCTTGTCTGCCTAAGTCAAGCCAACGCTCGCAATCTCCTTCGCTAAGGATTCCTTCGTATAGTAACCAATTTGGGTGGTCCATTATATGTTAAGAAAATATGGTGTATATTTAATGGGTTTTACCAACACCAACCATTTATTTCTGTAATATAAGGACCATATTTTTCTTTCATGTTGGTTTTATATTCGCCCCAATCACCATCTGAAATCCATGTATCAAACCAACCAATATCCCAATGACTATCAGCAGGTATCTCCCATGTGTTTATGTCTGCGTGGATTAAATTAAAGCGTTCATCTTTAACGCAGTTATCCCATACTAAATCTATCACATCTTGATATTTTTCAATAATGGTAATTGATGTAATGTTTGGATTTTCTATTAAGATATGATGAGTCATACCGATTCCCAAACCACCGATTAACACATCTCCTTTTGCGTTATTCCACAGCCATTCGTGGTCGTTATATTCTGCTTCTGAGTCCTGCATTATCGGCATATCGCAACCCTTTTTTAATAATACAGTATAGTTATCATAAGCCTCATTGGTATGAAGCAAATATAACGGCCATTTATTATCAGTTGTATCTTTAGTATAGTGTGCTATTTCAAAATCACCTGATACGCCAGCAGGAATACTAATATCTATTTTCATGTTATCAACTTGTGAATGAATACTTCAAGTATAAATCTGCGGCGGTGCTACCGCCTGAATTAGTAGCCGTTCCTGTTAATTTGTAAATAACATTCATTCCTGCACTCGGCCAATTGTTTGCGCCGCCCCTGCCCGAACCCGGACTTATTATAAGCCTAATACCAACACCGCTACTCGTTCCGTCTTGACCGGCGCCCCCTGCGCCAGATATACTCGCGCTTGGCGCACCACTACCCGAACCAAAACTGTTTGAATACACCGCACCACTCCATGAAAAAGATGTAGCCCCTGTCGCTCTCAAATAAGCATAAACATCCATATTTATAACTCCATAAGTGTTGAAATCTCCTAAATCACCCGCGCTAACTTCTTTTTCATATTGTGTTCCGAAAGATTCACTCGTTGCGCTCGACCAATCGGAATAATCAACGGTCATTATATCTTCTCCTGAATCAACAATTCTAAACGCATTATTTTGACCGCTACTTGCGTCTTCTGCAATACTAACGCCTGTTGGTGCAGATACGGTCGCCGCGCTTGCGGCTATACAACCAACAACACCTAAGTTAATTGAGGCCACTTAATCACCCCACGAAGAACCATGTATTCGCGGCAACTGCAACATAGGTTCTTGCTTTATCGTCAGATATGGCGGTGTGGCTACTTGGAACGGTGCTATTGCTTGCTCCCAATCCGGGTGTTAAATCTGAACCTGTGTTGTTAATGATAGTGTATTGTTGGCCCACTTCTGCCGTTGCAGGTAGGGTAGGCGCACCGCTACTTGTGCAATACACATACGAGCCGGATTGTGCGTCTGTTAGTGTTGTTGAGCCTGTTACTGCTACTACACTTATTTTATGTGCTACTAAACCGTTAGCATCTCCGCTTAACCACGTTACACCACCATTACCCGAAGCAATTACTAATTGACTATCTCCTGTTGCACTTGGAACTTGACCATCACCAATTACAACATTGAAATCGCCACTTGTGATGTTATCTCCGGCAGTATATCCTATGCCGATATTTTTAGCACCATCAACAGTTCCATATAGACTATTTCTCCCTACTGCGGTATTACTGCTTCCTGTGGTAATTGCTACTCCCGCACCTTTTCCAAGTAAAGTTAGGCTTGATGCAGTAGTATAAGCATACCCCGCTTCTTTTCCTACTATTACGTTGTATTGACCTGTTGAAGAACCACTTACACCTAAACCTGCTTCACTACCAATTACTACATTTTGCTGTCCTGTTCCATATAACATTGATTGATGCCCAATTGCTACACTATCGCTACCATCAGTTATCGTGCTTCCCGCTTGATGTCCGACTAATACCGATTTATCAGCAGAAGTTATTGCATCTCCGGCATAACTTCCAATTGCGATATTCTTTTCTCCACCACTAACTGCGCCACCTAAAGCATCATAACCAATTGCTATGTTATCGCTTTCTGTTGTAGCAGCATCCATGCTATTTGCACCAATGCTGATATTTCTTGTTCCCGATGTTACATTTAATGCCGCACTTGAACCTATTGCTACGTTATAATCTGAAGTTAAATCTTGTGCGGCTAAATAACCCATAACGACATTGTTCGCCCCACCTGCACCAAAAGTAAGTGCTTGGTGTCCTACAACTGTGTTATTCCCGCCTGTGTTATTTCCACCTGCTGAATTACCAATCATTGTATTATTAGTAGTCGCGCCTGTTGTTCCTCTTTTACCTGCATTTACCCCAACAAATGTGTTAGTTCCGCCTGTATTAAACCTACCTGCATTATCTCCTATTGCTACAGTATTACTTGTGGTGGAAATATATTGCCCTGTTTCCCTACCAATCAATGTGTTATATCCACCGGAAGTAATTGCTTCTCCGGCATCAGGCCCAATAACTACGTTGTAATCAGCACTTGTTAATGCCTTTAATACATCTTTACCAATACCAATGTTTTCGGTTGCGCCACTTAATGTTCCCGTTGTTGGCGCTGAACCATCACTATTTGTTTGAATCAAAATACCATCAACGAAATTAGTAGCATCCATCATTACATCATCTAAGCCACCAATAGCGCCCGTTCCCCCACTTGGTCCTGTCGGTCCTGTTGGTCCCGTAGGTCCTGTTCCGCCGCTTGGCCCTGTAGGCCCTGTTGAACCATCGCTACCGTCTGACCCATCTGAACCAGCAGGTCCTGTAGGTCCGGTGGGTCCTGTAGGACCCGTTGGGCCGGTAGGTCCTGTTGGGCCAGCCGCGCCAGCAGGAATACTAAAAGCAAATACCTTTGCCGTAGCAGGGCCGCTTGCAGTAACGCCAATAGGTCCGGTGGAAGCGGTAGGTGTTCCAAAGCCAGCCGCCGTTCCGGTTGGTCCGGTAGGACCTGTAGGTCCGGTAGGACCCGTTGGGCCTGTGGAACCATCCGAACCATCCGAACCATCGCTACCGGCAGGTCCGGTCGGCCCATTAGGACCTGTAGGGCCTGTAGGACCGGTAGGTCCTGTGGGTCCTGTTGAGCCGGTATTTCCTGTATCTCCCTTTGAAGCCAAAACATTCCAATAAGAAGCATTAGGTGGGGCTTGGTCGGTATGACTTGCCGTTGCGATATATGACGTTCCACTATGGATAACCGCGTCATCAATAGCATAAGTCTTACTACTATTCCATGTGCCTTCCCATTTTAAGCCTTCCGGCCCTGTTGGGCCTGTAGGACCTGTAGGACCACTTGGTCCTGTAGGACCGGATGAACCCGTAGGACCAGCAGGTCCGGTTGAACCGTCAGAACCGTCACTACCAGCAGGTCCGGTTGGACCTGTGGGTCCTGTGGGTCCTGTAGGGCCGGTAGGTCCTGCCGCACCCGCCGGAATACTAAACGCGAATACTTTAGCGGTATCGGGGCCGGATGCAGTAATACCTATAGGTCCTGTGCTTGCAGTAGGTGTGCCGAATCCAGCCGCCGCGCCAGCAGGACCGGTTGAACCACTTGGGCCGGTAGGGCCGGTGGGTCCTGTTCCACCAGCAGGACCGGTAGGTCCTGTTGAACCATCCGAACCATCAGACCCGTCTGAGCCAGCAGGTCCACTTGGTCCTGTAGGACCTGTAGGGCCAGCAGGACCGGTAGGTCCCGTAGGCCCTGTTGAACCGGTATCTCCTTTATCACCGGTTCGGGCAAAGGTTACGGCAATATCTTCACCGTCTGAAAACGGCGAAGAAGCCGATGAATCAACGGCACTTACTGTAATATCAAAGTAGCCGCTTTCTTCTGTAAGAGAAGATATAGTGAATAAGACGAATTGGCTTGAGTCGGTTAAATTACTTATCTTTACATGACCTTTAATAGTCGAAGTCGAATCATCAATCGTGCGAAGGAATGATTGAATATCTGTGCCGTCTAAATCAGAATCGTCAATGTAAATACCTGTTGCAGTATTTTGTGTGGAATTATCAAGCCTTAGTTTTCCTGCGGTTGGGTCAGCCTTACTTGTAGTAGTGCTAAAATCATACTTGAAAGTAGCACCACCAAAGGAACCTTGAGGTCCTGTCGGTCCTGTCGGTCCGGTTGAACCGCCGGACCCTGTAGGTCCCGTTGGCCCCGTAGGGCCTGTAGGTCCTGTTGAGCCGTCTGAGCCGTCTGAACCATCGCTTCCTGCTGGTCCACTTGGTCCTGTAGGTCCTGTTGGACCTGCTGGTCCTGTTGGGCCTGTTGAACCTGCGGAACCACTTGGCCCTGCTGGTCCGGTTGGTCCTGTTGCCCCTGCGGGTATTGAGAAAGCAAACACTTTAGCCGTAGCAGGACCGGAAGCCGTCACCCCAATAGGTCCTGTTGAGGCAGTTGGTGTATCAAACCCTGCCGCCGCACCTGCTGAACCCGTAGGTCCGGTTGGACCCGTAGGACCCGTAGGACCTGTTGAGCCATCGCTACCATCTGAGCCATCACTTCCTGCTGGACCACTTGGACCCGTTGGCCCACTTGGTCCGGTAGGTCCTGCTGGCCCCGTTGGACCGCTTGGTCCTGTGTTACCTGTATTTCCTTTGGAGGCAAGTATATTCCAATAAGAAGCGTTTGGTGGTTCTTCGTCGGTATGTGAGGCGGTTGCGATATATGATGTGCCGTTGTGTATAACCGCATCATCAATAGAATAAGTAGTCGAAGAAGACCATGAGCCTTCCCATATAAGACCTTCCGGTCCTGTAGGACCTGTCGGCCCTGTTGAACCCGCCGGACCACTTGGTCCTGTTGGACCTGTAGGCCCTGTGCTACCATCCGACCCATCACTTCCAGCCGGACCTGTGGGGCCACTTGGTCCTGTGGGGCCACTTGGTCCTGTAGGTCCAGCCGGTCCTGTAGGACCTGTAGCACCAGCAGGTATGCTAAACGCGAAAACCTTAGCGGTGTCCGGCCCGCTACCTGTTACTCCAATAGGCCCTGTGCTTGCAGTGGGCGTTCCAAACCCTGCGGCTGTTCCTGTCGGACCTGTCGGTCCGGTAGGACCTGTTGAACCATCCGACCCATCTGAACCTGCTGGTCCACTTGGGCCTGTCGGACCCGTAGGCCCTGTTGGTCCTGTCGGACCTGTTGGTCCTACTGCACCTTGAGGAATTTCAAAAGCAAAAACTTTAGCGGTGTTTGGTCCACTTGATGTTACACTTATTGGGCCTGTGGTTGCAGTAGGCGTTCCAAAACCTGCCGCCGCGCCGGTAGGTCCTGTGCTTCCCGTAGGTCCTTGAGGACCGGTTGGGCCGGTTGCGCCCGTATCTCCTGTAGGTCCTTGAGGACCGGTTGAACCGCTCGGACCTGTTGGCCCTGTTGGTCCTGTAGCACCGGCTGGAATTGTAAAAGCAAAGATTTTTGCGGTATCGGGGCCGCTTGATGTAATACCTATTGGGCCTGTCGAAGCCGTTGGCGTTCCAAATCCGGCGGCACTTCCTGTTGGACCTGTAGGACCTGTTGGACCGGTAGGTCCGGTTGAACCATTAGAACCCGCAGGGCCGGTCGGCCCTGTCGGACCGGTTGGACCCGTAGGTCCTGTTGCGCCGGTATCACCCTTAGCAGATAATACCGCCCAATAAGATGCGTTAGGTGGCTCTTGGCCGGAATGCGCCGCCGTAGCAATATATGAATTTCCATTGTGAGTAACTGCATCGTCAATAGAATAAGATGTGCCGCTACTCCACGCACCCTCAAAGACTAATCCTTCCGGTCCTACTGCACCCGCCGGACCTGTTGGTCCTGTCGGGCCACTTGGTCCTGTTGGCCCTGTTGGTCCTGTCGAACCGGTGCTTCCTGTGGTTCCCGTAGGTCCTGTATTACCTTGTGGTCCGGTTGGGCCTGTCGGGCCGGTTGGACCTGCTGGACCTGTAACACCAACAGAAGAAAAGACTACCCATGCGTCAGACCCTACTTTACGAATAGTAGCAAGAGCATATTGAGCGATACTTGTTGTTCCACTAACTGTAACGCCACCACCTGCGGCAAGCGTTAGTGTTCCAGCCCCTTTGTTCATAACCTTTAATTCTGTTTTATCAACAGGAAAAGCAACACTACTATTTGGTGGAACGGTAAAAGAAATACCCGAACCCTTGTTAGCCATTACTACTCGGCCCTCGTCTGTGCGTGTAAAAGTGTAATCATCGGTTTTATCAACAACGGGTCTTACATCAGCCGATTGTCCGGCGGTGGTGCTACCATCACCGAAGAAAACGAATCCGCTATCCGCATCCTTGAATATCTGTGCGGCGTGTGGTGTTACACTCAGCCTATCGGCTTGTGTAGTAAAAAGAAGGTTTTTGTTGTCTGTTAAAACATCAACCATGCTAATCGCTCCCTACCTGTATTGTGTTATGTGTGTTGTATTAACGTTTCATCCCATCCATGTTGGTTTTGTAGGCATATTACTATATGCTATATCGGGGTCATCGTAATTTTGCGGTAAATCTAATAACGCAATCCGATAATTCCGTAATTCTGTTTTTTGTGTATCGGTAAGACCTTCCCATAACACCGCGAGTTGGTAAA